CTACGCCCCGCCGGCCGAGTATCCAGCGGCCGTCTATGCCCCGGCCCCGGTCTACGTACCGCCACCGCAGCAAACCGTCGTCTACGCCCCGCGCCAGACGCTCGGCCAGTTCCTCAACGACTATCAGGTCAATCACCGCAAGGCGATCGGCTACTGATGGGCTGGTATCTGTTCCAGATCGCCGTGTTCTTCGGCATTTCCGTGCCGATGTACCTCGGCATGACGAACGACGGAATCCCGCAGGGACAGGCGTTCGGGTCCAGCGTGGTCCTCGCCTTCATCCTCACCGCGATCATCACCGGAGTGACGATGCGAATTTCACTTCGGCATTCCAGACGCCGCGGCGGTCCCGGTGTTGGTGCCGAGGGTCATGAGCCGGATGGCGGTGGTCCTAGCCCGCGTGCCAGCCGGAGCCTGCCGGAGCAGTTTCTCGAAGAGCGGCAGCGCCTTCGGATCGGTAAGGATCTTCGCTAGCGCTTCCGTGTTCTTGCCGTATCGATAGGTCTGGTACGCCTCGCGCACGGCCTCCGGGAGCTTCAAACCGCCGCCGGCGGCAAGGTTCGCCGCCTGTCCGACGAGGGTTCCGCCCTGCAATTCCTTGGTGATCTGCTGGTTGAAGGCGGTCTCGGAACCGCGCTGTAGACGCTGCCCCGTCGCTTCCATGATATTGAGGAAGCGGTTGAAGCCCTGCCAGCGGACATCCCCATTCGGTAGGGCACGAACTGCGGCCTCTAGGCTTGCCGCCTGTTCCGGGTTCGCCCGGAGCGCCTTCGCGAAGTTGGCGCCGCCGAACTGGTTTTTCCCGCCCTGTAGGTTCTTCGTCGCCTGACCGAACACCGTCTCGGCATGCTGGCGAACGAAGTTGGCGGCGGCCTCTGGATCTCGGGCGGCGAGTTGCGAGACAGTGCGCCCGACGCTCGGGGCCATGCCGGATTCCGGCACCTGCGGAAGCAGAGTCGCACGCTGTTGCGTGACGGATGACGTCTCGGCGATCCTGCCCATAGGGCCGTTCTCAAGCGGCGCGAGATCCGACCGCCGCATCGTCTCCTGCGCCGTCAGCGCGTCATCGTAGGACTGTGTGCCGCCGCGGGTCGGATCGCGGGCAATGTCACGCGCGCGAGACGTGCCCTCGTCGAAGCGCAGCGCCTTTTCCGGGTTGAACCCGGCATTCGCGGCATTGCGTGCTGCCGTTGCTCGGGCGCGCATGTCCTTCGTGACGGCATCGACAACGGCGACAGAATTGTCTGGCAGGCCGGCATAGCGCGGGCCGAGCACGTCGTCCGCGCGAAGCCTGTGAAGCGACGATTGGAAGGCCGGATCGCTGGCGATGCTGGCAAAGTCGCCCTTGGGGATTGCGTGCTGTCCCGCCGCGTCATAGAGCGGTCGGGTCGCCGCATTGATGTCGGCGCGGGTGTCGTCGATCGTCCCGACAGCCGCTTCCTGCATCCGTGTCCCGATGGACGTCGGATCGAGCGTGCGTGGCTGTAGGTCGTCGAGAGCGGCCCGGCCAGAGCGCGCTACCTGTCCGGCCCGTGCCCCCATATACGGGTCCATGACCTTGGACCCCTTGCGGGAGTTTTCCACGGCCCTCTGAATGGCGGCGAGGTGGCGATAGCGGCCGTCCGAAACTTGGTTCAGCGCCTCAACGGGAGTAATATCGACCCCACGCGCCGCGGCGTCATCCAACAGATCACGCGCGGCGGCCCAATCGCGATTGAGCGTGGCGTCGTCGATGTTCTCCAACCCCTCAGAGATCATGGCCCTCGCCGAGCCGGGGCGCGCCAGGGCAGACACGCCGACGCCCGTTGCGATGGCGCCTGCGGCCCGCGCCCACGGCTCCGCCTTGGTGCCCTTCGTGACCTGCCCCGCGGTTTCCGACGTCACGGCCGGGACTGCCCACGTCGCGACCTTCTGTGCCGCAGAGCCGGGCGTCAGGAGAGCCGGGGCGAACTCGCCGAGGGTCCGCGCATACTCGCCCGCGACCGTCTCAGGCTTGTGCAGCGTCGCGTCCATGGCGCCGCGGACGGCATCCTGACCACCATAGACGACGTTGCTGACCGGCGAGGTGCGGCGCTTGACGGCCTCGCGCTCGGCCTTGGTCTCTTCGGAGATCGGGTCCATGCCGGCCATTGAGCGGACGCCGCCCTCGGCCTGATCCATCAACCAATCGACGCCCTGTTCCATGACGCGAGGAAGCGAGATCGGGGACATCGCCGTTTCTGCGGCGCCGCGCACGAGCCCGGATGCGCCGGAGGCCACAACATCGCCGGCAACGCTCATCTTTTCAGGGACGTCTGGAGGCGCGCCCCAGCTTTCGATCTTGATCGACGGAGCGGCGGGAGCCGGCATCGGCGGCAGTGCCGGCGCCTGCGGAGCGCCCCACCGCTCTATGACGATGCTATTGGCCATCGGCAGGAACCCACTGACCATTGCGCTTGATGCGACGCTGTCCGCCAAACGTGGCGATCGAGCCGTCCGGGGCAGCATTCAGCTGCTCCTGAAGGCTCTTGCCCTGCATGTCCGGCGGGACAACGCTTTCCGCGCCCTGCGGCGCCTGTGTTTTCTGCTCGCCGAAGCGGCCAGCCTTCGTCGCCTCTTTCCAGGCCGCGAGAGGGTCCGGCAACTCGCGGATCATCCTCTCCGCCTCGCGAGGGTCGATCTCGCCGGAGAGCGCCCGAGAGGCGATGTCAGCAGCGCGGATCTGTGCGTCGGCGAACGCCTCGAACGTGTCCTGAATGAGGGCATTGCCCTCCGGCGTGTTGCCAAGGCTCGGCAGGCTTTCGGCGAACTTGCGGGCATCATAGTCGGACGTGGTGCCGGAGCCGGGCACGCGCATGTCGGGGATCATCTTCGCGACGACAGACCTGTACGCCTGCATCGGGCCAAGCCCGTCGATCGTCACGCCGAGAGCATCGGCATAGGGGCCGAGCGCCGCCTGCCATTCCGCGATCTTGCCGGTCTCGATCTGCGATCCGATATCGCGAAGCGCACTGATGTTGCCAAGCATATCCTTGGCGCGGCCACCGCGCTGGACGATATCGTCGAAGCGCTGCGCCATCAGTTCGCCGCCCTTCTTGGCGAACGCTCCCTCGGCGCGGGTGTCGACATTGACGTTGGTCTGCGCGCGGGTGGCCTGCCCGACGCGGATTTTCTGCGCCTCCTCCTCAGGAGACATGATGTTGGATTTCGCCCCTCCGATCGGCTTCACGGTGCCGTCACGGAAGAGAAGCGCGCGCTGCGGCCGGCCCTGGTCATCGTAGATCTCGATGTCCTTTGGAGGCTCGCCGAAGCCGGCATGCTCTTTCAGGACGTCCTTCATCATGTCCGGGCTGCGGGCGACGATCGCGGCCGTGTTGGCATCCATTCCCTTCGAGGTCAGCCATCGGAAGGTGTGATTGAGGTAAGCCTGTTGCTGCCCCTCGACGCGGCGGCGTTCCGCCCCGGCGGCAACGGAACGGCCGGCATTGACGAAGCTCTCATTCATGTCTCGACCGGAGCCGAGGCCCATGAAGAGATCGCCGAGGAAGTTGCGGATGCCGCCGCCACTGGACGTCGCCGCGATCGGATCGCCGCCGGGGCCGCGGACCCCGCCCGGAGCGCCGCCGAAGGTCTCCGGCAGGGTCGGCGTGAACGGCTCTCGCGGGCCGAGGCCGGCGGGGCGCGGGCCGGACGGGGCCGGATCGCCGACCGGATCGCCTGGCATGTTGCCCATGGGCGAGCCGATGGAACGCGCCGCGGCGGCCTGCTCCGGGGTGAACGGCAGAATGCGGCTGCCGGCCATGATTGGATTGCGGCCCGAGCCGGGGATGCCAGCACCAGGCATCTGCGGCAGGCCTGCGGGCGGGGCCGGACGCGGTGCTGCGGCCTGCGGCACACCCTGCGGGCGCGGCATCGGTAGCGGCTGGATAGGCGCCGGAGCCGGGCGGTCCGGCATCGGCACGTCGCCGCCTTCCTCGGGCGGCTGTGCGGAAACCGGCGGGAGGCCGGCGAGCTGCATGCCGCCGCCCGGCGCCAACGTCTTCGGCCCCGTGGTGAACGCTCCGGCCTGCCCGTCGAGCGCGGCGAGCGACGGCGGCTGCCGCAGCATTTCCGGCGTCCGTACCGGCGGCACCATGCGCCCCCCACCGGCCCGCGGGTTGAACACGGTCGACGGGTCCAGACGGCCCGGAAGCAACGGCGTGTTCGGCCCCCACATGTCGGCAATGCGCTGGTCCGCATCCGGGGATGCTAGCTTGTTGTCCATCGGGCCGGGCGGGCGGGTGTTGACGTTCGAGAACGCGGCCATCGGCGAGTAGTCGGGCCGCACCGGGCGCGGGGGAGCCGGGGCGCGGCCGAGAGGCCCGTCGAAACGGTCGTCGACCCCGCGCAGCGGGATCGGCATCGTCTGCTGCTGTGCCGCGAACTGCCGGGCCAGCGCGGCGAGGATGTTGGGGTCGTAATCCATGCCTCGCCTCCCTACTTCACCTTGTTGTAGTCGACGTGCATAATACCGTCTATCTGTTTGACGGCCGCCGGGTTTTTCTTCTTCTCCTCCTGTGCGATGACGCCGACCGACTTCTCGCCAGGGAAGTATCGCTCCTCTCGCACCGCCTTGCGGCGATCATGTTCGCGATCGTACTTGGCGAGACGCGCCATCCGCGCTTCCTTGAGGTCGAACAGGCTGAGGCCGCGCGGCACTCCGTCCTTGTACCGATATGCGTACACTCTCGAGCCGCCCGGCGTCTCGCCGATCTTCTCGATATCCGTCTTCACGCGCCGATCTGACTGCATCATGCCGCCGAACAGCCCAAGCACTGAGAACGGATTGAACGACGACGGCTGCGTCGTCGTCGAGGTCGATGTCTGCGTCCCGTACGGGCCGGCTGCCGTCATGCCTCCGGACAGAAGCGCGGAGACGCGATTCCAGTCCGCCATGTCCTCTTCGTAGAACTTCGCTATCCTGGCGTCGATCTCGCGCTGCGTCTGCTGGTCCTTCATCTGGCCCATGGCAAGCTGCAGGTTCGATCCGGCAACAGTGCCGGCCTGAAGCTGCGGCATCAACTGACTGTAGGCGAGAGCCGCATCGCGGCCGGCGCTCGAAATATCGGAAATCTGTGTTGCCGCAGCCAGTCGGTTGGCGCTGTTCGCCGCCTCCGCATTGTAGAATGCCTCTTCTCCGGCGAGGCGATTACCATAGATCGTGTTGCCGATGTCGGCTAGTTGACCGGTGCCAGCGAGACCAATGTTCATCCGGCCCTCGCGCGCACCCTCAAGCGCCTGTTCGCCGGCAAGGCGGTTGCCATAGATCGTATTGCCGATGTCCGCCATCTGGCCGGTGCCCTGCATGGCAAGGCCGGACCGCGCCAGTTCCGCCGCATTGATGTCGTTCGCGGCCTGATACATCAGTTGCCGCTCACGGCCGTAGTTGTCGTTCAGCGCCTCCAAGCGGAAATCGCCGAGGGTCTGGCCGAGCACGCCCTGATGCGCGCCCGCGGAGCCATACCGCCCCATCCCAGCCATTTGCGAGCCGATGGTGTCGGCGATCTTCTGGCTTTCCCTCGCGAGAAGATCCTGCAGGAAAGGCGACCCCTCAAGGTAATCGCCTTTGGCCGTTGCCTCAAGGTAGTTCTTCGTGTCGCTCTGACCGCCGGTCAGATCGCGCACCAAGTTCAGCGAGTAGTTTCCGGCCTTGTCGAGCAGAGCGTTCTTGCCGTTCATGTCGGCAATCTGTTCCAGCCCGCGCAGGTCGCCCTCACGCTGCGCATCCTTCGTGATGTCGCGCGTCGTATCTGCGGCGCCTTCCAGGTACCTGTTCATGCCCTCCATGTCGGCGATCTGCTCAAAGCCGCCGGTGCCGGGGTTGAATTCTCCAGTCTTGGCGCGCTCCAGGAAATTCATGGTCTGCCGGTTTTCGTCCGTCAGCCCCTCCGACTTGATGAACGAATTGGCATTGGACAGCGCCGCCTCACCGGCGTTGTTCAGCATGTTCGCGGTCTGTCCCGACGCCATGTCGTTCATGGCCCCGGATGTCCAGTTGGAGAAATCCGCGACGCGATCGCCTTGATACGAGTTGAACCCCTCGCCGGACTGATAGAGCTTCTTGAGCTCCCGGCCGCCAAGCGTCAGTGCAGGCTTCGCCCATGCCGGCGGGTTGTTGCTCGTCTTCGAGGTCGTGGTCGAGGATTTTCCGCCCATGGCCTACAACCTCTTTGTCAACGTCACGGACGAAAGTTCATAGCCGCGCGGCTTCAGCAGACGAACCCATGCCTGCCGGCCGACACCCTCTATCTTTTCCGCGCCAATGCTTTTCGCCCACGCCTCGATCTCGTCGAGTAAGGGCAGCGCATCATCGATGCCCGCACCACCAGTGTTAACACACCTGACGAATGTCTTGCCGGTGATCAGGTTTGTGCAGATCTCAGTCAACTGGATCATCACGACGACATCCGTCTCATCATCAATGATGAGCCACAATTGCCGGCGACCATCCATGATGTCATCAAACGCGCTTTGCAGCGTTGCTTCTTCCGGGAACCGCTCGACAAGCCGCGTCAGGCAGCGCGTGATTTCGCGGCCATGCTTTGCTACCTCATCCCACTGCATATCCGACGAATTGCGGATGACGAGAGCCATTCATTCACCAGCGACGAGGTAGCGGAACGTCCGGTCGGCAAGTGCGGAATTGGTGTGCGTCACCACGAACTGCCCCGCCGTCACGCTCTGAATGCAGAGTAGCCCGTTGGCCCATTCCAACGCCGCATTCGGCGTCGTCGGCATCAGCAGAATTGCGTCATCAGCGCTGACGATATCGTTGTCAACCGTGGTGGACGTCGCCCCGGTCGTGCATGTAAACTCGCCCGTTGCGTTGGTCCGACCCCTGAACACGTCGAGAAGCGCGGAGACGATCTTCCAGACCCTCTCCTCACCCGCGTTGATGCCAGCCACGTCAGCGCCTCCCGGCGCCGATCACGCCAACATCGACGCCTTGGCAGTAGGTCCAGCCGCTATCGGCCGGAATGCGTAGCTTGATGGTGTGGTAGCGGGCACGCTTGCGAACCCGCGAGATGCCCGTCGCCGAGGACGTCGCGACTTCGCCAGTCCACGCCCTCGCCGAGCCACGGGACATCCGCCAGCCCAGCGACACGTAAGCGCTCGTCGGGTCAACGATCGGATTGACCGTCTGCACCTCGCGAACGCTGCCGTCCGTCGGGCCGTATTCGCATGTCGTGAACGTGGCCTCCATGTCGACAGCGTCGAAGAACCCAAATTTGCCGTTTGGTCCGATCGCGCCAAGAATAGCGGCAGCGCCACCGGCCCATGCCCGGCTGTCGAGCGAAGACGGCAGCGCGTCCAGCGATCCGAAGGAGTCCAGATCCTCGAGCGTGTAGCCTGGCGTCGACAGCGGCACGACGGTCTGTGTCTCAACACGCGCCTCAGTCCAGCGCCCCATCGCGAAATCATAGATGAGGATGCGATCATAGGCGGCGCCGGACGCGCCAGTCGCCCGCCACACCCAATAGACCCGCGGATAGAACGGGTCGATCGCCGCAAGCGTCAATTCTACCCACTCACGATCAACGTTGTCGAGATAGTACTTGTTGACCTTGCGCTGACCAATCGGCGTCATGCCTCCGGCAGACGAAATCGCGTAGAACCCGTCATCCGCAAGGAAAAACACGTTGCGGTCCCGCGAGATCGACGAGTAGAACGACGTCGATCCGATCTGGTCAGCGATCTTCTCGAACGAGAATACGGCGACGGAGCCTGGAAGGAAGTTGGCGCGCCGGATCGCGGAATCCTGCAGGATGATCGGCGGGTCCGTTGGCGGGAGGCCCTTTACCCATCCGCCATCCGGGAAGTCTTGATAGTCGCTATTGCCGGTGCCAGGCGTCCAATTGGCGATATCGTTGAGCCCGCTCCACTGAACCCGCACCGGGTTGGTGGTCAGGCAGCCGAGAACGGCGAAGTCGCCCCAGACCGACACCAGCCGCGCCCGCGGCGGCGAGCCCGGCAGGTCCACGAACGTGGTGCCGCCGTCGAGATCGAAATACTGCGGATCATCGTTCGGGTTTACGGCGATGACGTACTGCCCGAATTGCGCAAACGACCAGCGGTCATCTGCGGTCGCAGCGTAAGTCGTCAGCGCCTGAGACACATCCTCCCACGTCATGGACGCCCCGAGCCGCCACAATTTACCCGTCGTCCCGGCAAACACGTACTTCGTCTTGGTGGCGTCCTGAGATACCGCAAGCGTGGCGCCGAACACCGTTGATCCGATGGCGTCTGACAGTTCCGACAGGCTCGGCATCGGCCGATAGCCGGCCTCATAGGGCAGGCAGTTGATGGCCTCGGCGAGCTGGCCGGAGTTCAGGTCTGCCGTGTCGGGCGCGAACTCGCCGAACTGCAGCAGCATCAGAACCACATCGGGACGATGCGCCCCGAGCCTGTCTTCATGGTCGTCTCACGCCGTAGCCGCCGCAACCATTCGTCCGCCGATGCCTTGGCGGCCACGACAAGATCGGGATCGCGCAGAGTGTTGAGGGCGAGATCGATCTTTGCCGCAGCGCGGATCAACTGGAATGCCGCGTTGCTCCACGGCGACGTGGTATCGGACCCGCTTGCCGGTGATGCGGCGAGGTTGTGGATCTGAAGCCGTACCGTGTATGCAGCGCTGTCAGGGACCGGATAGAGCCTGATCTGCTCGTCGAAATAGGTGTAGGTCGTCGGTTCCCCGGTCGAGGCCGAGTTGTCGGACATCTGTTCCAACTCGACCGGATCGCCCCACGACAGTTCCGCGAGTTCTCCGCTGCCGTCGTCGATGAACGCCGCATCAATCTTGAACAGCGTCGGGATGTTGGCGTTCGCCGCTGATCCGTACCATTGCTGCCCGGAGACGGTCGCAAATGTGACGTCGCGGGTTTCCGAGAAATAGAACCGCTCGACGGCATAAAGCTCGATTGCCGCATCGATGGCATCGGCGATTTCAGTCGCGTAGATGCTACTCTCATCGTCGATGTCGTTGGCGATCTTGGCTTTGAGGTCGTTGAGTGAACGGGCCATGCGTCACCTCGACGTATGCTTGGCGGCCCAGCTCTCGACGAGGCCGGCCAGGCGCTCGCCGATGGCGAACTTCTCGTAGGCCCAGCCCTTCGGCGTGCCGACGCGGGCGAGAACGGCGCCGCGCAGGTTTTCGTTGAGAATCGTCACGTCGGCGAACCCGCGCTCCGCCAGGATGTTGATGACGGCTTCAGCCGGCGTCATGCCCACAAGCCTTGACGTGGAAGTGCAGACCGCGACCGATGTGCTTGCCGCACTTCGGGCAGGTGCCCTTGGGGGGATCAATGGCCGGAGCCGGGGCCGCCTCCGGCGTCCTGTCGCGCTTCCCGACGCTGAATTCCGGCCCCTTCAGGGCGGCCGCAATTCGAGCGTCGAGAAACTCGATCTCGATATCAATTTCATCCATCTCGATCATGGTCACGCCTTGACGACGAGGAACGAAATGACCAGCGTGCCGTTCAGAGCTTCCGCCGTGGCATGCTTGTTGACGACCGTGATGACAACCGAGCCGGAGCCCGGAGTAACGCGGCCGACGACCGGCGTGCCCTGGGTATTGGTGCCGTTGGCGAGCGAGACGAAAACCATGTCGGTCGCGGCGATCGTCGAGTTCGTCAGGGTCAGCGTGTAGGTCGCATCCTGTGCGGTCGTCAGCGCCTCGCTGGTAATCTTGCCGGCCATCTTGGCCAGCGTCGCCGCGCCGGCCGTGGCAGAGGCCGTGCCGCTGTCGGCGTTGAGTGCACCGCCGGCGCCGAAGGTGAGCGTCCCGGCCATGCCGAGATTGCGAAGCTCGCTGAGGTCCTTGTTGGCATCGACGACAAGGCCCTTCGACGCCGCGACGGTACCAGGGGTGAGCCCGTCGAGGTAGCCGATCTCGGTTCCGGTGATGGTGTTGCCGTTGACGATCAGAGACTCGACCTTCAGGACCGAGTTCTGCCACTGGCTCTTGGTGCCTGTAGCCATAGGAGTGCTCCGATGTGCTGTATGGGAATGGAAACGGCGCGAGCCCGTAGACCCGCGCCGTTCTTTGGATCAGCGACGCATCACTGGTCGTTGTCCGGGATGTAGCAGATGACGATCTCACCCTCCCCGGCCGACGCCGCGGTGCCGGTGAGATCCACCGTCGCCGTGATGGTCGTATCGGCCGCGACCACCATGGACACCGCCTCGTCCAGCGGCACGAACGCGATCGAGCCGAGGGCGAGGTCGGTGGCATAGAGGTCGTCGTTCGCCGCCGTGCCGATATCAAGCACGTTGGTCGAACCGGCGTTGAACGCCACGTTGACGTAAACGCCGGAGTCCGGCTTGGAGATCAGCGCCCCGGCCGGAAGCGTACCGACCGTGAGCACCTGACCGTCGTCAGCGTAAGTGAACCCCTTCCGGAAGTAGTGCTTCACCTGAAGGGAGAGTTCGCGCGCAGTAGAACCTGCAGCCATGGTCCGCCCTCCTTACGAGCTAGCCGCGGCGTACGTCGGGATGACGATGGTGGCGAAGTCGGTGCTGTTGTACACCGTCTTCTTCATGCCCCAAATCATCCGAGCGTGAACGCCGAGCTCACGGTCATAGTCGTGCAGAGCTTCGACCCACTTGAACGAGGTCGTGCTGTCGTGCCCCTTGCCCCAGGCGATCACCGCCGACTGGGCGCCGAGCAGAACGGCCCGGCGGGTGTTGGCAACGGCAGCGCCCGTCGAGGAATTGACGCCCTGCGTGACATCGTTCGCCACCCGAAGGATGACGTTCGAATACTCGCCCAGCGCGTCGGTATAGAGCGGATTGCCCGAAGACTTGCCGCCCATAAGCGCCGCGCGCTGGATATCGAGCCACTGAGCGTCGGACGTGTTGGTCCGCAGCTTGGTGGCCTGATAGTTGTGGAGGTACATGACGTACTTCTTCTGCCCGCCGATCATCACCGGGCGGATTTTCGGCGTCGCGGTCTCCGCGAGCTCGCGGGCATATTCGACCAGGGTCAGGTCGAAGGTGTCCGTCGAGGAAAGCGACTCGTCGTTCGCCACGCTGTTCGGCCGCAGGATGCGGGTCGAAGTTGCCGCCACGACCGCGTTGTTGCCGCGGTAGAGATCGGCGTGCGAGAGCGAGTTGGTCGGCGTATAGCCGCACACGTGGTTGAAGAACGTCGCGGAAATACGCTCGGCGAACCAGAGCTTCATCCCATCCCGCGACATTTCGCGGAGATTGTACGGGACGCGCTGCCGGTCGATCGTGCCCTCGCCAGGGATGCGCACGGCATGGCCCAGTTCGTTGATCGACAGGTTGTCGGTGTAGGTCGCGAGGCTTTCCTCGTTACCTTCCTGCACGATACCCTCGGTGACACCGGCACCGTCGAGGTTCATGAGCAGCGTGTGGGTGACACGATCGCCGCTGTTGCGCTGCATCTCGGTTCGCTTGACGATGATGCTGTCGGGGCCATCGCCGATGAGGGGCTGGATCGGAGTCAGCTTGCTTGCCTCACGGGCGAGATCCTTGGCCCACAGCTTCACCGTTTCCGGGTCATTGACCCCGAAATGGGTGGTAGCCATGGTTGATGTCCTTTGATCTCAGGGAATGTCTGTGGGGACTGCTCGCGTGACGCTGCGAAGCCAGCGCAGAGGGCGTAACCCGGCCCTCTGCGGGGTGATCTGTGACGCCGATCTAGCGGAAGGGATGTCGCCCGATCCCTGGCGGGTTGAATAGCCGCGTGAGCGGCGGGTCATTAGCCTTGCGGCAACTCGCCGCAACTGGCGGCGAAGTCCTGAGAGACGACGCATCCTTCTGCGGCGTCCGCAAATTGCTCGAGGCGGGCCGCAGCGATGAAATCGCGGACCGGCTTCATGCTGTTCGATCGTGACCGCATAGCCAGCCGAACCCATCGGGCGATCTGCACCGCCTCCTGCCCTTTGACGAACACACCCGGCCACGCCGAGGACGGGTGCATCGTCACATGGAATTGGTCGCTCTTGACCATCATCAGCCGCCCATCAGCCGACGCTTGGCGTCCGGGTCCATGGCGTTGACGTACTTGTCGAACTCGCGCTGCGGCAGCTTCGAGAGAGCCTCAAGCGACATCGGCTCCGTACCGGTTCCGCCGGGAACCGCGGACAGCGACTTGGCAGCCGCTTCCACCTTGGCCGCGGCTGCGATCTTCTCGGCCGCGGCCGGGGAGACGACGGTGCCGGGCGCAGGGGTGGCGGACATCGGCGGCGGGGATGCGGGGAGCCCTCCGGCAGCGGCCGCCTCCTCAACCGCTTTCTGATACCGCTTCGCTTTGGCGAGCATGAACACGATCTCAGCCGGCGATCGCCCGCGCTGCGCGGCATCGACGACCAGCGCCTTCAGGTCGCGGTCGATCTGCTCGTTGCGCGCCGCCATGCTCGTGAACTGAGGATAGATCCCCGACAGAGCCTCGAGTTCCTTGTGGCGTTCCTCGATCAGGAACCGCGCGGCGGCGCCGAACTCCGGCTCGGCAGCCTCGAATTTCGCGCGATCGGACCGCCAGTAATCCCATACCTGGGCTTCGTACTGCCGTTCCTGCTCGACAGCGACGCGCTCCTGCTCGGCCCGCTGCACTTGCTCGGAAAGCATCGCATACCGAAGCTCGTTCGCCTGCCGGTCCCACTCCTGCGCGGCGAACAAGTCGACCAGATGGTCTGGGCGCTCACCAAGGCGGGCGATGATCGGATCGACCTGCGTAGACGGCTGCAGGCCCGCCTGCTGCTGCGCCTGGAACGCTTCCATAACGATACGGAAGCGCTCTTCCATCGCCGCCTTCTGCTCTCGCAAAGCGGCGGCCTCGGCCTGCATCTCCTTGAGCGACTGGCGGGCTTCATGAAGCGCCTGATGCGGAACCGTCTTCTGCGGCTCCGGGGCCGGTTCGGCGGGCTCCGGCGCTGCCTCAGGGGCCGTCTCAGCCGCGGTCGGTGCGGGGGCCGGGTCTGCGACCGGCTGCGACTCGGCGCCCTCCGCCGGGGCCTCGGCCTCCGCGAACGGATCGACCTCGCCCTTGGACTCGAAATACGCCTCCTCAGCGGCCGTGAAACGGCCGGCTTCATCTCGCGCTGTCATGTGTACTCCTGGGGGTTGACGGGGCTCGGCCCCGGATCGCAAGCCCGCTATCGAGCGGCTACCTCGCCCGGCATCGGACCTGCCGGGGGGGTCTGTGGCGGCGCCGGGGGCGCCATGCCGTTGAAAATGTAGCCAAGAGCCGTCGCCAGCGTGTCGGCCTGCATCCTGGCCTGCTCCGATGCTGCCTTGGCCTCGTCGAGCTTCGCACCGGCTTGGCTCTTGGCCGCAGCCGCTTTGTCCTTCTCGATGCCGGCCATGGCCTGCTGCAACATGACCTGCTTCTTGATCTGCTCCTCAGGATCAGGCTGCGACTTTGCCTCTTCCGCCATCTTCTCCAACTCTTCCATGAGCGAAGTCGGTAGCGGCGAGTACTTCAGAAGCTTCAACACCACCTCATTCGGCGGCTTCATCGCCATGATTTGCGGGAGCATCTGCATGACGATGGAGAACGTCTTTTCCTTCTCGTTCGGGCTCGTCGGCGCATCGTCAACAATGATGTCGTATTGCACGTCCGCCGCAGCATCGCGCGTCAGCGGCACGTACTTCTTCTTGTCGTCGCCGACGATGCGAATCAGCCGGCCATCGGACAGGAAATTCTGAATGATGAACAGCAGGAGCCGGCCCTGCCGCTTCCGGTAGCGCCGCAGGGCATTGAACAGCTCGGCCAGCGTCGACATGCCGGCCTGGCGTCGCTGATATTCCAGCACGCCGGGCTGTGTTGCCTCGCGCATGCCGAGCAGTTCGAGGTTGATGCCGGTGACGGTGCGGATTTTCTGTTCCGCATCCTGCATCATCTGGAACTGTGCGGCGGGGAGCGCGGCGACCGGCTTCGGCTGGATCTTGCCCCCGCTCAGAGCCGACGCCTCGACCTCGGTAATGGCGTCCGGCCGCGCCCATGTCTTCTGTGCCTCTCGGATGTCAGGGAACGCACCCTGCTCCGCCATGATGCCGCCCTTGGCGCCAACATTGATGAGGTGCATCGTCTGCGAACGCAGCTTGTTTGACCACACCTGCGGGTCAATGGCGTTGCGGACGATGCCGTAGAAGTATCGCTTATCGCGATCCCAAAATCCGGTGATCGCCTGATAGGAGAAATGCGGGCTGAACGGAGACGGGCCGGCCTCCAGCACCTTAGCCCCGAGGAACGCCCGCATCACCCGCTTGCGTTTGGCCGGGGCCGCCTTCAACTGCAACCCGACCGACTTCACCGCGGTGCTCAGCGCCTTGTACTTCTCCGCGGACATCTCGACAATCTTGCCCTGCGTCGGATCAAGAACGCGGTAGTATGTCTCTTGCTCAATCCACTGGCACTCGACGACGGTGCAATTCTTCGGCGCAACATCGGTATCAAGATCCTGTCCGATGACGTAATCCTGCCCGCCAGGACGGTCCGTGTATTTCGTGACGCCATCCGCATTCGACACCCACGCCGCATGCAGGTCGCTCAACGCGACGCCTGGAAACATCGCCTCCGCATCGTCGCGGCTCAACTCGCGGGCGCGCCAGATCCTCTTGGCATCGGCGTAGTTAGATTTGCTGGCATGGCAGTCCGCCATCATCTCGAAGGGATCGATCTGACTGATGGCGGGCTCGCCGTCCGGATCGTCGTCCGTGGACAGCCGGGTTTCCGTCCAACCCATACCCGCTATGACGCAATCTTTGTAAGCCGCGCTTTCCTCGTCCTCGGCGTCCGTCAGATCGCGGAACCACTCGCCGGCATTGGTCAGCAGTTCGTTGGCAAGGCTGTCTCCCTCCTCACGCGGGATGTAGCGGACCTCCCGGCGGTTGCCGATCTCTGCGCCGACAACGGCGTTGACCAGAGTGGCAATGAGGTTGAAGACGCTCGTCGGCCTCTGCTGTTCTTTGAGGTACTGCTTTTCCTCGTCGGTCCACTGTTCGCTATGATAGAACTGATAGGCGCGCTTGGCCTCCTCACGCCATTTCCGGGCCTGCTCGATATCCTTGGCGTACCAGCCGCGGAGCTTGCGGAAGAGCGCTTCATCGTCGGGCTTCTTGCGGCCGGGCATGGCTTCGCCGTCCGCCGGATTGATTTCGGCGGTGGCGTCGTCATAGGCCATGCGCTAGTCCTTACGCCTCGTCATCCGTGCTGAAATCGCTCGGCGTCCAATCCTCGCTGGAAAGAACGTGAACGGCCCGCATCAGCATGCCAGCCGCGCGGTCTGCGTCGCCATGCGTCGCAGCGAGGTACAGGCTGCCGTCACGAGCTCGGCCGACGACGACCATCTCCGTCACACCGTTCTCGACAAGGCCAGCGACAACAGCCTCGACAGGCGTCGTTACCATGGCCCCGAGATGCGGTGCCTCTACGCCAGGAAGAACGACCACCTCGGCCATGCGCTAGTCCTCGAGTCTCAGCGTCTCAACGTCGCCGCCGGTATAGATGTCGATCTGCATTGCGGCACGAACAGCCGCATCGGCCGTCGCGCCCATCGCCAGAGCGCCGAGCGCAACATCGCGGCCGGAACCGAGCGCAAAATACGCGCCGCGCTTCGGAAACAGCGCCGGTCCGCCATCCCAAAACAGGACTGAGCCGTCGGGCTCGACAACAATGCCACGGCACCCGCTATCATCATCCGTAGCGGGAGGCTTACCGCGGCGACCGGAGCGCATCCAGTCCAGGAACCTGGTCGTTCCCTCGACCTCGCCGCTGATGCCGACGAGCGCGCCGCGGCGGGTCTTGAGGAGCTTGGACATATGCCCGGCCCGGCTGCTCCCGGAGATGACGAGCGTGTCCGCGGCGAGCACGCCGTCACGGTAGGCGACGGTGGTCATTCCTCAGACACCGGCGGCGTCGGGTTGCGTAGTATCGGCTCGCCAGCAGCACACTGCGCGCTCTTGTTCCACAAAGCGACGATATCATGGTCCAGCGTCAGCCCCGCGACGGTCTTCCGCTTCGCTTCTTCAGCCCGCAGCCGCTCCACCTCGGCCCGCAGCACCGCCATCTCCGCCTCCATTGCGCCGATCTGGCCCGCGTACCGTGCTGCCCGCGTAAACGCCATCTCGCGCTGCTGTTCTAACTCGCGGATGAGGGAATCCATGTTCACGTGCGATCTCCTTCAGCATACGGGATGGGCACCGCCTGAAACGCCGCGCGATGTGCCCGGTGGCATCTATGCTCCCGCTCAAACTCGGCGGCCTCTGCGCTGGAGAACAGTATGCACTCGGCCCCGATGCTACGCGCATACCACGGGTGATCCCACGGGCCGCGCCCGTAGTAGTACCCACTGCCCGCCCACGTCCTATTCCAAAGCGCGTACATTAGACGGTTGTCCATGATGCCGGCTCGGATGGCTCGGAACGGCGGTAGCGGTCCGGAGGCCGCTGTCGAGCCGTCTCGACAGGCCGAGCATAGGGCCTCGACATGCAGGCGTAGCGAATGGCATCCGCCGCATGATCCTCAGCGCTGGTATCGATGTCCTCAAGCCGCATCGGATCGTGCTGCAATGCCGGAAGTGTCCGGATCGCATGCTGGCACGTCGAGAAGAACAGCAGCATTGGGCGCCCGCCCTCGCCGTCGAGACGCGCGCGGACCTGATCCCAGCCGCCCATTGCGCCGGACTTGCCGACGCGCTTGTTGTCCGCAGGCGAGAAGTTGACCCGCAATCGCTCGGCGATCGACGGGCCGCCATCCGAGGCAAACGCCGCGGGATCCAGAACACCGTGCCGAACGTTCTCGCCAATCTCCCTCCGGCGGATGCCCTCGCCGACCTGCTCGGCCGGCACCTTCAGGCCGACGTTCGGCTCGCCGCTCGACCCGTACCATTCTCGGTAGACGACGAGACAGCCTCGCTTGATCAGCACGCCGTCGATCGTCGTATCGTCCGTGCAGACCGCAATCCAGTAGAAAGCAAACGGCCGCGCGGACCCCCAATCACCAGCCCGAAAGCGGGGCCACCGCTCCGGTATGCTGAACGGTCGGACGACGTGCTTTTCCGACGACCAATTGTCGAAGAACGCTCCGGCCACCACCGACCAATCACCGTCGAGCCACGCCCGAACCAACTCTTCGGACCCGACACCGCGGAGGCGGTCCACGTATCCGGGATCATTCGCGAGCAGAATGGCGTTGTCTCCTACCCGCGACGGAATGAACATCCTCCGCATGCCGGTCACTGCATCGTGGAACGGCACATAACCGCTTGGAGCGTGATCTACAAACCGCGCCTTCACCCACTGATGGCCCGGACCGCCCGGGTTGCCGGAACTGCGCACCCGCTTGTTCGGGATCGGCATGGATCCGTTGCGCAGCGTCGCAAGAAGCGCCTTATAGGCGTTCGGGCTAGACCAGTTCGTCAACTCGTCGAAGCCAAGCCACGAATATTGGTGGCCCTGGTAGCGGCTCGCGTCATCATCTCGCTCGACGTAGCGCAGCCGGAGTGTTGCCCCGCTCGGAAGCGTCCACGTCTTGTCGCTTTCCTTCCATTCGCTCCCCGGATATGTGCCGGGGATGATTGACTTCGACCTGGCAATGATCTCCTCAAGCTCCGGATACGTCCGGCGGAATAGAATGCCGCGCCACTCCGCACCGTAACTGCTGCCGTCGGCTAGATAATCCCCGATGAGATAGTCCGACTTGCCGCCACCACGGGCGCCGCCGAAGAAAAGCTCATCGCACCACGCCGCCTCAATGGCTGCTAGCTGAGGCCCCGGCTGCGGAGCCCATCGCTGTAAGCTCACGGCGGCGGCGCTCCATCCATTCATCGTACGTCTCCGGTCGCTCCGGCATGTCGACGCCACCGACCGGGATAGGCCCGCCGTTCGGGCCGCTGATCTCTGTCGCCTGGCGCGGCTTGCCGTAGCCGCGGTCGAGGATCGCCGAGGCTGCAGCCACGCGGGCCGAGTCCGTCGCCGTCGGCTTCGATGCGATCTCGACGAGCACGCTGAGGGCCGTCGCAGTGTGGGCGCGCGCCAACTCTTCCAGCGTCGCCTTGTGCTCAATCGTCGCTCGGCTGCGCGAGCCCTTGGGCCTACCTGCCCCTGGACGCTTGCCGCCTACCTTGCCGGCCATCTGGTGAATTCCGTTTGATTTACATATCGACCACTACAAAACACCAACTCAACCTATTGGGGCTGTTTTGCCGGGCCTTTTGGCATCCCTATTGGGGATCTACAACCTGAGATACCGCCAATACGGCTACGACCAACAGGGACTGTCAGGGTCGACGACTTCATCGGTGAGATTGCAGTCAGGCGATGAAGCGGCAAGCCGGGACACGATCAGCCGAAGGTAGGCGACGTCATCGATGAGATCGGCCGCCAAACGGCCGCACATTTGCTCGCGAACCACGGCGAACTCCCCGGGGCTGATGCCAAGGCGCGCGGCGAACTCCGCCATGCTCTCGACGGGCTCGGGCTGTGGATCCTCCGCACTCGCGGTCTCTCCGGGCGAGCAGTAGGGGTTACTAACCAACGGGGGCGAGGTATGGGCCGCCATGTTGAACGGGTTGAATGACGTGAGAAATGTGAGGAGACGCCGACACATCATTTCAGCAGCCCAAGCTCGGCCATCATGGCGGCGAGGCAGTTGCGAAGGTATTCCGGGATTGGGTCGTTGTCGTGCGGAGGCCGCAGTCCGTGCTTTTGCGCCAGCGCGTAGAGCGTCGGCTCGGGATCGCGACTGACGGGCTCATCCGGCGTTGCCTCTGCCCACTGTGTTTGAGCAGGCTCGAGCGGCGTTGCGGGCCTGCCGGCGAGGCCGCCGATGTATTCCTCGAACTGGCGGGCGCGGGCGATGGTGTCGGAGATGGGCTCTCCAGGGCGCCCGTGGGAAAGGGCAGCCATCAGGCAGCGATCGCGGCGCTCGACTTCCGTGTCGGCCAACCTCGCCCGAATAGCGGCCCAATCGGCCTCAAGCCCATCCAGCCGCCCCTTGAGGTGGGCCGCATAGTCCCGCCACTGTTGGATGCCCCACACGCCGTCACCCGACACGACTGCGAAGCAGGGCGGATGGTCCGGATCATCCATTAGAGGCACCCCCGACTCGAAAAACCGAACACCTCAATCTCCATCGCTGAGAAGCACGGACCCCGCCTTTGGGGCATCGTTCGAGACTACCAGCACGGGCCGATCCACCGCCACCCGGATCTCGGCCCCGGTGATCACCGCCATGCTCAGCACCCGCTCCTCACGATCCGTCGACGGGATGCAGATCAACTGCTCCGTCATCGGGCAAATCTTGATCTTCATCCACGCCCCCGAGGACGGGCGCCGCCACCCAACATACGACCACCACCGAGCATTTCCGACATCACCGGATCATGGGTTGGCGGCTGGTAGTTGGCGCGGGCGAAGCGGGCCGCGAAGATCTGAGCCGGGGTCGGCGACATCAGCTGCGGCGCGCCGACGAGTCCGGCGCTGGCACCAATATTGGACGCAGCACGGGGGCCGATGCGCTTGTCGTCGCTGGCGAAATAAGTCATCCGCCCCTGCGCATCCGGGGCGCCGTAGATGAACGGGCCGCCGACGCCCGGTGGCTTACCCATGTCGACTTGGCTCGACGTCGGCTCCGGCATGCCGGGGATTTTGAACGGGTCGCCGCCGCCGGGAACAACATTGAACGGGCCGCCACGGCCGGTGCCGGGATTGCCGGGAATGTTGGCGCCCTGCATGGCTCCGCCGCCCTGAGGCGTCGGGCCTCGAGACGGGCCGGGGGAGAGGACGGAGAACATACTCGCCGGGCCGGCGCCGCCGCCGCGCTGCTGCTGCTGAAGCCATGGGGGAAGGTACATCGTGCTATCCCTGCATCAAGGGGCCAAGGAGGCCGGCATACATGGCGCCCATGAGCGCGTTCTGAGGCTGGACGTTGCGCTGGATTGCCGAGGTCCGGGCCATTTCCTCGGCGACGCCTCGGCGCATGCCGAGACTGCCGGGGTTGGCCGGACCGATGAAGCGGGGCGGCTCCAGCATCGGGCCGCGCCCCATGTTGCCGGGCATCATGCCGCCGCCGTTAGGGCGGGATGGCTGCATCTGCATGGGGCCGAACATAGAAAACGGGCCGCCGGCGAATGCCTGCCGCTGCCGCTCCCGTTCTTTCTCACGCTCGTCCCTGTCGCGGTCGTTGAGCATGGCTCAGGTCCCGATGAGGCCGTGGCCGGCAGTCGCGTGCAGATCCGCAATGAGCGCCGCCAGCGTGCGCGAGGCGTCCTGCATGGCGTTGGCGAGCGCCTGCACTTCGGCCGCAGTCGGCGGGTCAGAGATGTCATGGATCTTGGAGATCGTCATCCGACAAGTTCCGGCGGCAGCCACTCGCCGCCGACGAATCGCCAGCCCATGCCGACACCGGACGGCAAATCAGACAGCGGCGTGAGCGTGCCGCCCGGATCGAACGGCGAGACGCCATCCCACACGACGATGTTGACGATCGCGTCATCGACGATGAGCGCATACGTCATCAGAAAAGCTCCACGATCATGCAGTAGCCACCGCCACCGGCCCCGCCGGCCCCGCCGTTGCCGTCACGCGACGACCCGCCGCCGCCGCCGCCGCCGCCGACGACACCCGCGCCGCCCGCGCCGCCGTTGACCGTGATGCCGGACGCGCCGCCGCCGCCTCCACAGCCGATGTAAGGGATGAACACGGCTGCCGTAGCGCCAGCCGCCCCCTCGGCCGCGCCTCCCGCCGTGCCTGTAACTGTGCCGAATTTGGATGTGCCGCTGCCGTTGTTAAACGCGTCTGCGGCTGTCATCCCGCCTCCAGACGCGCCGCCACCAGCACCGTCAGCGGAAATGCCCCCGCTCGCCGCCACACCCACCGCAGTGGTTCCGCCGCCGCCGCTGCCGCCGACCGGCGCAACTAGGTTGCCACCGCCGGACCCGCTACCGCCCGCAGCACCTCCGAATACCGCCGCGCCGCCGCTGCCGCCGCTGGCGCTGTTCCCAGCGCCCTGCGTCCCGCCGCCGCCACCGCCGCCGCTCGCCGTCGCGGCCGAGCCGCCCGACCCGGCACCACCCCCGAACGCGGTCAGAAGCGAACCGAACGTCGTATTGCCGCCCGCGCCGCCGTTGCTGCCGGCGCCGGCCGTGCTGGTGCGCCCGGCGCCAGCCGCGCCGCCCGCGGCAATCGACACGGATTGCGACGCGCCGGCCTGCGCGGCCGTGAACCATGTGCTGATGGCCGCCGCGCCGCCACCGCCGCCGCCGCCGGAACCCGCCGCACCGCTCGCCAATTTCGGGCCGCCGCCGCCGCCACCGCCACCGCCGACGACGAGCACGTAGACCATTTTGGTCCGCGCATCGCGCGTCCACGTCGCCGAGGACGTGAGGACGGTAGTTTTCGATGCCTCCGGCGGGAACGAGAGTGGCATTTACGCGATCTCCGTCACACGCAAAGCGCCGCCGCCGTCTGCAGACCAAATTGCATCGATGCGCCCGCTATAGATCGGCTCCGGCATTTCCCAATAGCCGCCGTTGCCAGGAATTCGCACCGTGTAATCCGACGTCGTTGCCGTCGCGCCGTATTTCAGATAGCAGTCGTTGGCGTCGTCGTTCTGCGCGATAACCATCCTACGCGCCGCGTTTGCCGCTAACACCTGAGCCGACGACGCGCTCGAATTGACAGACGACAGAGTTGCGTCCGCCGATACCTGCGTCGCTGCCCCGCCGAGGAGCTGCCCGTCCGCATCCACCGCCAGCCCGACCGGATCGCCGGACGGATTCCTCCCGCAGACAACAACGCGGCTGTTGATTTGCTCTTTGGCTGCGGGCATGGCCGTACTCCTACGCTATGATCGGTCAGCAGCCGCGCTTGCCGCCGCCCTTGCCGGACTTCGGCTTCGGCATCCCCTTCGGCATCGGAGAGGGTTTCTTCGCCATTGGATCGCTCCTACGAAACACGCCTGACAAACCGGACCGCGCCGCTCCTGTCGATCGAGACGTCGAACCCGACATGCTCGATCGCTGCGCGGTTTACGTCCGCATGCCGCCACCGCTGTTCAGCCCTGGCCCGCCAAAGATCAACAGCGGCGAACAGCGCGGCGTCAGTGTCCCCGTGCCCGCTCTCCCCTGGGGCCACGCCGCGGACAACCCCGCCGAGATGCGCGACGGCAAACCCATCCGGGTTCGTGTTTTCGCGCCCCGCCCGCACCAGATCCATTTGCAACTCGGCACGGTAGTGCGGGACCATAATCGCGCGGCGCGGATCATCATTGACAGCCCGGCGCAGGGCAAGGCGTTGCCGCCGCCGGTACGGCGCGTTGTATTGCTCCACTATCCGCGGAGACAGCTCTGGCCAATCGGCTGCGGCTTGGAACCGGAACGTCGGGTCGTCGGCGTCAAGGTGGACATCAAGTCCGACGACGACCTCTTCGTCCGAAGTATAAAAGCGCCCGAACCACCGATCGACAACGAGCCAGTCCCCGCCCGTCTTCTCGATCGTGCGAACCAACGCCATGACGATCTACGCCCCGTAGTCCCGGAGCCAATCCGTGGCCTGCCGCGGCTCGCTCACGGGCGCCGGAGCCCGCCCGGTGCCAGCCACCTCGCGGAGCCGGTCAAACGCCGGCCGGACGATCTCGTTGTAGGCGCGCCAGCCTGCCTTCTCCGCCGCCCGCAGATCCTCGCGGGCGCGCTCGATCGCGGCTTCGTCAGGCATTGGTCCTCACGCGTTTGTGATCGCACCATGCGTGTGCCGGTTTGCGCTTTATCCGCACCGTGCGTATATTGAGGACATCGACAACGCGCTGATGCGCAAGGGGGCCACCGATGAACATCATCCTGCCGCACACGTACTTCGACGACACGCACCTCGAGTCGGTCAAGGCTGAGATGACCGCGCTCGGCGCACCCACCATCAAGGCCGTCAACTGCGGCGAGTACTACGTCGCCCTTGAGGGGGCCCATCGCATCCGGGCCGCCAAAGCTCTCGGCCTCACCCCGGTTATCGACGAAGTTGAGTACAGCGACGAGGCCACGACGGACGACGTTGTCCCCGGCTCCTACGAGGACTGCTGGACCATCGCTCAGGTGGTCGATGACGCGCACCGCTCGATCATGGTGGCGTTCTAATGCCCTACACGCCCGCGCAGATCGGATCGACCGACCTCCGCCCCTGGTCGAAGCAAACGAAAGATCGCCTTTCGTTGGTGCTCATCCAGCATGGACGTGCGCCCGGACATGACGAGACGCAAATCGTGCTCGTCTCGCCGTGCGGGTGGAATAAAGGCCGCCGAAAGACACTCGAGCTGTTGTCGGCCGGCGTCGACCTAAACGACATCCGCTTTGTGCAGGTCCCGTCCGAATATTCAGGCGACGCAGAGGCGGCCGGGAATGGCCTGCGGCTGCGCCCAGCAACCGATGCTCTTTGGTGGGCGACGGATGACGACCGCCGCGCGAAGGGCAATGAGATGGACCGCCAGCAGTACGCCGCACACCTACTAGCAAAACGGGGGCCTTAATGACCGCCGACGAGTTCCGCGCCTGGCAGGAGCGCCAGAAGATCACGGGACGGGAGGCCGCCATCCTCCTTGGCCTCTCAGAGGATACCATCGTCCGCTACCGCAAGGACGGCGTCCCCAAGGACAAGGCCACGATCACCGGTCTCGCCATGGCGGCGATAGCCAATGGAACGCGTCCGTATCCACCTCAGGATCTCTCCGCGGATGAAGTCGCCCTGCTGGCGGATCGGAGACGGCTGCCGCGGATCTAGGTGATCGCCGCCCACGTCACCTGTACTCGGTGCGGGCAGGCGACGTCGCCGCATGGCACACTGCTATCACATAGGCAGCGGGTCAGCGGCGTCACCCCAAACACCGAGGGGACGCTAACAGCCGGCGCCATGGCTGGCCCAGAACACCTATCGACGTGCGGGCCATGTGCGCCGTTGCACAGCGGGCAGAGCCAACCTCGCAGTTGGATGCCATCACTATATGTGGTGTTCATGCAGATGCCACCTCGCCGAGAACCGGCTCTCGCGGGTATTGCACCCGCTCATCTCCGGGCGGATAGCCAAGCCGCTCATGCTCGGCCTTGCAGCACGCATATGCAACCTGATAGGCCACCCCAGCATTACCGTACTCGCCGATCGTGGAACTCGACCCCACCTTCCCGTCAGGGGAGACTGCGTAGCGCGTTACGTGGTAGCGCGTAACAGGTATCACCCTGTACTCGAGTTCAATCGTCATCGCTTTTTCCTCTCGAAAGCGACGGCCGCAGCCGCCTATCCGCAGGATTGCGGAATCCAAAAATGGAAAGCCCGGCTCGGGTCGCCCTGGCCGGGCTGCCCGACCTCACTCTGTCGGGATGGATATGCACGAGGCCTGACCTTGCCGATATTTAGGCTACGCGGGCCTTCCATGGCCTCGGAGCGGCGTCAGGCGGCTTTCGCAATCCCCCCAGATATCGCTGGCTCGCGCATCTGTTGAGCGAGGGCCGGTCCCTGACGCAGCAATTCGGCCGCTGATCGTAGCGGATGGCCCCTGCTATGCAGTCCGATCTATCCGGGTCAGGTTTTCGCCGCCCGCGTCGAATATGTGCCCTAGTCGGACCGCTTGCGCGGCGAGGCCCTCACGAGGTCTTTCGGCCACCATTAACCAACCACGGTTATTGCCTTCAGCGACCGTCGCCTATCTCGATACCGTCGAGCGCGGAGTCATGTCCCATGGAAATGGGATCATGAGATCGTGTACCGTATAAGTGATTTGCATGGCCACGTCAAGCGGCCTTCGCACCGCGGCCAATCGAGAAGTGCCGAGCAAGAGCGTTGAGCGCCAATCGTAGATCCGCCGCAAGCTCCGGCATATCCACATCCCGCACGACAACGACGTCCAGGGCCGCTCTTGGCCCAGGCGAGCGCAGAGAGTACATCAACTCCGTCAGCAGCGTCGTCACTTCATCCCACCGCTCTATCTGCGCCTGGCACCAGTCTATGTACTCCGGGCTATCCCCCAGGCCATGGGGTGAGCCCTTGCTCTCGCTTGGCTTCCCGGTTCGCAGCAGCAGCGCCTTTTCGTAGGATCCCAGCACATCGAGATAGCGGATCGCGGCGTCGTACTGGTCGCGACTGATCTGGTCCGACAGGCATAGCCGCCCGACAGCGGACCCGGCCAGCGGGTCTTTCGCGTGCTCCGCAGTGATGCCATGTACCCGCCAGCGCGCGGCGAGGACGGTCGCCATGGCCTCGACGGACGTCTCATTATCTGCCATGCGGGCGTTGGCCTCCCGGTCGGCCTTGCGACGAGACAGCCGCCCGTTCGGCTCCCGGCGGCGACCGTCGCGCCGTTTTCTACGGAGCTTTGACATTTACGCGGTACTCCTCAGGCTATTCGGCAGCAATCTCGGCCATCACGTCCTCGACGAGCTCAATCCTCCGCCCGATCCACCTCGCACAATTTACGGCCCAAGAGTTTCCGATGGCCTGGTAGCGAGGACCGTCGGCGGCTGGCTTTCCGCGGAACGGAACTGCCGTATAGCAGTCCGGAAATCCTTGAAGACGCTCGCATTCCAGCGGCGTCAGGCGACGGACCGCAGTCGGATAGATGATGGGATTGACCATGCCGACTTGGTTGCCAGCTTTGGCGCCATTGCTGCGCTGCCAATTGGCCGTGAGGCAGTCGGCAACGGATTGTTCCATCGCGAAGGGGATCGTGATCAGCGGGACCCCGCGACCCGTACCGTCTTCGCTCGCGTCGTGGCCCTCGCCGCGCAGTGAATGGGCGACCAGCAGCCCCTCGCGGCTCTCGTGGTCGCCGTAGGGGTTGCTGGCGCTGATGGCGGGCGCCACCTGCGCCACGAACGTCTCGCTCTCGAAATCAAGCCGGCCGTGCGGCCAGCCGTGCGCATTGACGGCCGTCGCGACCTCTATGGGGCCGCGGGTGTCGTTGCCACCGTAGGCGAGGATGTGGCCCGCTGCGGCTTCGTCTCCGCCGATGCGCCATCCGCCGCCCGGCGAAGTGCCGCCGAGAGCGCCGACGGCAACACCCGCCCTCGCTTCTCGGCGCGGCGGAGAATGCCCGAGCACGCCTTCGGGCTCAGAAAGTACCGCTGCTGCAGGCCGCCAGTCTCCAAGATATCCGACAACCCACACACGGCGTCGTCGCTGGGGGACGGCGCGAGGGAACCCGTCCACTCGGACATACTGCGCGTCCAGGACCCGGTAGCACCACCCGTACCCCAACTCGCCCAGCCCCCCGACGAAGGCAGAAAAGTCCCGTCCTCCGTTAGAAGAGAGCACGCCAGGGACGTTTTCCCAGATGATCCAGCGAGGCCGGTATCGGTCAGCGATTGCAAGGAAGGTGAGGGCGAGGTTTCCGCGCGGGTCAGCAAGGCCTTGACGAAGTCCCGCGACGCTGAACGACTGACAGGGCGTGCCTCCGCAAAGAAGGTCAACTGCATAGTCTGGCCACTCCAGAAAGCGGTTCATGTCGCCGAGATTTGGAACTTCCGGGTAGTGATGGGCGAGGACGGCGCTCGGGAACGGCTCGATCTCCGCGAAGGCGATTGCCTCCCATCCGAGAGGCACGAACGCCACGCTCGCCGCCTCGATCCCGGAGCACACGCTTAGGAAGCGCACCGCGCTATCCCTCCACGATCCGGTACACCGGGGCCGAGACGTGGACGGCACCAGGAACAAGTCTCGACGAAACCGGCTGCTTCGGTGGCGATTCCGGCGGTAGTTCGATGTCGAAGCGCCCCGCCGAGCCCGGGACACTCGGCGTCCTGAACTTCACCCGACCGCCACGTTCGGATGCCTCTTCCATCTGCTCAACAAGCCTCTGTGCGTCAGCATCATCCCACGGTAGCCGGAGCGACAGCGGCTCGCCGCCGGTTTCCATCAGGCCATAAAGGAAGATCGCCTCGTTCGGGATCGGCAGCACAGAGGCGACAACGTAGCCCTCCGGCGGCTTGTCGGACGGGCGCGGGAGGCCGAGCATTTCGGTCGTTGTGATCATCCAGAGCACAGCGGCGGCGAGCATGGCGGCGATTGCCACCGCCCATCGCTGTCTCAACATGGCGACAACGGCAACGGCATAGCCGGCGATGATGATCGCGTGGGCAAGGGCGATGGAGGTCATTTCTGGATCCTCGTCGTGATGGTGCCGACCGATCCGGCTACGACAGAGCCGCGGGCATCGATGCGCCACCGCACCACCGTCACCTCGTCTCCGACTGACCGGAGCACCACATCTGCCTTGCGAAGCACTTGCGTCGCACCATGAGAACGCAGAATGACCGTGACCGCTACCGTAATCTGGAACTTCTGCGCCCTGCTTGAGTACAAATGCAGGTTGACGACGTACTCGCCGGCCGGGAGCGCCCGACCGATGGCTAGCTCGCAGTTCCGGTCCTCGCCCGCCTTCTTCCCGATGTCATCCCGTAGCAGCGAAAAAACCTTGCCGTCACGGCGCTTGAACCCAACAGGAACATCACCTGGAGCAACGACCCACGTGTCGATGTCCGCATCAACCCCGTCTGGCCAGCATGCCTCGATGAGCACGCTGCCCTGCGGAGCATTCCCGGCAGATTGCGTCGGCTCATGAACCCATGGCAGCATTTGAAGAGCCATGACGACGAACCCAAGCAGGAGGTTCGCCAGCACATCCCGGAATACGATTGTGGTGATCCTACTCCTCATCGGACCGGACCCCCGTCGCCAACTTGAACGCACGACGGTGGATATCGAGGAACAGTGCGACGACAGCCCCGACAATCGAGGTGTTGATCGCAATACCCATGCCGGCGACAAGGCTGCCGGTCATGGCCTTGACCTCGGCGGCGCTTGATGCCGTCGTGACGCCGTGCAGGGCGATGACGAAACCAACGAGCGTCCCGATGAGCCCGAGTTGCACGCACCAGCTCGCCAACGTGCTCGCCGTGGCAAGATGCTGGGCGGAAGTGCGGGGGGACTGCCACGCCCGCCAGATGTACCATGATCCGACAACGCCGAGCCCCGCGATCGCCTGACCGATGAATGTCGGATCGTAGATAACGAATATCTGAAGCCACCCCTGGAACCAGGCGGCGACGATGGCGAGAACGGCGATGGATTGAATGGCGAGGTACAGCATCTGTCGTCTCCTCAAACCCGCAGGCCCCAATATTTGGTCAGCGCTTCAAGAACTGGCGGCGGCACCACGGCAACAAGTGGCGAGCACGCGCCGACAACGAACACCCACGTCTGGCCGCCGCCCTCCCGCGACATCACCATGAGGCTCGTCGGGCGTGGAACCGGCTTCCCGATGACGTGGGAAAGAGCTGCGGCGAGATCCGCCGCATCTTGGCCGCCGATGATCACGGCCGCCCCTGACGCTGCGGCAACCGCATAGGCGTCCGCGACAGGGGGCGTGCCCGGCCCGCACTGCGGCTCGGGAGGCGCGGCGCTCTGAAGCGACGGCTTTGCCGCCGGCACGCGGACATCGGCCAGCGCAGCGCTGCCGACGAGGATGGCGAGTAGGCACCCCAACATGGCACGCATGGTAGCCTCCCTCAGGATTCAGCGGTCGACTAACCGCGGTGAAAGCGGCTCATCAGATCCGCGACTTTCGCCCGCATCTCGGGCGTCGGATCGGTGTAGACCCTGGCCTTGAGCAGTTGGTCGATGCGGTGTCTGCGGGCCCGCTCAGGAAGCGCGGCCTTCTCTGCCAGTCGGCGGAGCTGCGGGGGGCTTGGCGCAAAGGCGTAGTTTTCGCCACCCTCGCCGTTCGCTCCCTGCAGCCACCATGCGACAGCCCGATCGACGCACCACGCCGGCATTCCATCCAGTGCGATGAGATACGTCTCGGCCCGTGCCTTGCTCTCAAGATCGGAAAGCCGCTCGCCCGGAAACGCCACGAAGATCTTCGCGATGTGCCGTCCAATCTCCGTCCTCGTCGCCGGGGTTAGGCTGGCGTCGATCTCCAGGACGATTGCCACCGCCTGCGATCGTTCCATCGATGACAAGGCCGCCGATGCCGCGATCTCCGGGCGGTTCGAGATCATCTCCACCCGTGCCACCGCACTGCTCAGCCAGCGCGGCAAGGAGGGTGCCGACCCGGCTTGGCGCTTGTCGTCCTTGATCGCGACGTTCGACATTGGCGTTTCCTGGTTTCAGCGATGCGGTGATGAACGGGATTGGATCGGCCACTCGCTGGTCTCGCGCCGCGATGATCGCGCCGAGAACCGCCGCGCAGTTCTCGCGGCTCTGCTTCCGCCACGAACCGATCATGGCCCGCGCCTTCCGATCCGACAGGCCGAGGCTGACGAGGGCCGGGACGCCCTCGCCGAAAAGCTCGTGGACTGCATCGGTGTAAACGGGGTCGGTTGGCGCCGCGCTTGCCGCGGCATCCGAGCGTAGCGAGGATGTATCTTCTTCCTTGGTCCTAGATCCTAGATCAGGCGCGAGGGCTCGAGAGGGCTCGCGAGGGCTCGCGAATTCAGGCGGCGGAGGGTGGTTGGACTTCTTGGCCGCGTGGTCAATCTTCTGGTGCTTCAACCAGTTAGGTATGTAGAGGTAGGATGCCCCATCAACCTGATACCTCCGTACGCACTCCTCACGCTCAAGTTCCTCAAGCCACCCGTCGATTAGTGGCCCCGCGTCGTCGTCATATGGGAAAAGAAGGCTCGCGAGCATTCGCGAGGCCGCGCGAGTCCTGCCGAAATCGTCAACGACTGTCCACAGCATGATGAAGAGTAGCCGCGCGTCACGCGAGAGCCTACCGATGGTCTCTGACTGCGGGAATTCCGGCTTGATTGAGCGGATTCGCGCCATGCGGATTATTCCTCCCGCCGCGGCTGGATCACCAACTCGAGATCCAGCGCGTTGAGCGCCGCCACGAAGTTGTCAAGCAACGGCGATCTGCGGTAGCGCCAGTCGCTCACCGTATCCGGTGCTAGGCCAGCTCTCACTGCCACCTCTCCAATGAGCGTCTGCTCGTCGTTGCAGCGCTCGACGAACTGTCGGACGAGCGGGTGCGCATGCTTTGGGATCGGGATCTTTCCGCGCCAACGATGTTCACCCGATCTCGGCACGGCGGCACTCCTTTTCAGTTGCGGCTTCATCAAGCCGTGCCCTGATCTCGGCGACGTCTATAGCGATCGGCGATCCTGCGGCGATCATCTCGGAAATGCGCCGGACGCCGTGCAGAATCGTCGTGTGGTCTCGCCGACCGATACACCGCGCTATGCTTGTTGTGGAGAGGCCCGTCACCGCGCGCATCAGAAACATTGCCACGTGCCTTGCGAGCACGACGTCAGGAAACCGTCGGTCGCCCTTGATGTCTTTGGTTGACACGCCGAAATGCGAGGCTGTCGCGTTGATGATGGCAGCCGGAAGCGACGTGCTGGAGTCGCTAGCCACCATCGGATATACAGAACGGCACCGCGACGCGGCCACTTCTAGGCGTTTAGCCGCCTGGATTGCCTCCTCAGCAGCGCGGTGCATGGCCTCCACGGCACTGCGCTGTTCTGCCACAAAACGCGCCAAGGCGGCACGTTGGCTATTGATCTCGTCGCGCTGGGCCTGTGCTTGCTTCATGGCAAGCGGTCCGCTTGATTTCGGGAACACGCCGAATTGCATCTCACTGCCCTACGCTGCTAGCTCGACGTCGGCGGTCCGTGGAGTGCACGCCTTCCACGCGACCGCATGATGCTCCCGGCAATAGCTGGACGGACCGTTCGTGCTCCACTGGACCGGAGCCCCGCAATACAGGGCGGTTTCCATAGCTGGACGGTCCGCATGCGCCCACAACGGCCAGCGACAGGATCTGGCCGTCAGTCCATCAATCGTCACTGGCTCGCAGGAGAAGCAGCTGCGCGACGGTTCCGCAGGCACTGGCAACTGCGGAGGGACAGCGCCTCCGAACGACGCGCGTAGCGAGAACCCGGAGCGCGTTTTCGGTGCTGACTTGGGCACCATCCTCTGGGCGACGCGTGGCGCGGTCGTCGGCGCGACCTTCTTCCTGGCCTTTGCCGGCGCTGGCCTCGGGATGTCCCTGTGGCGGTCCCATATGCCGCAGACCGCCCCGCGCGTTGTCCCGCCGAGATCGGCCGCTATTGCACTGGCACTGTAGCCCTGCACGGATAGCTCGCGCAGACGGGCGAGGCGTTCTGGTGTCCATCCTGGATTGGTCATTCTGCGGCCTCGACGCGATCAAACAATGGTCCGGCGTTCGCGGTCTTCTTCGCCGCCTTGATGGATTCGCGACGCCGCTCATCTTGGCCTCCCAGCGCGAGGCGCATGCGGCGACGGATGTCTTCGGCGTAGGCAGCCTCGCGCTCGACGAGCACGGCCGCGAACCCCTCCCGCCACGCCGCCTCGCCGGTCGTCCCGGTGCCAGCGAACGGATCGAGCACCGTGCCTCCCGGCGGGGTTACGAGCCGCACGAGCCACTGCATCAGGTCGACCGGCTTGACTGTCGGGTGCTTGGAGCCGAGGCGATCGTCGGCATCGGCTTTCGCGGAGTAATGGAACCTACGGCCGAGACCTAAGGCCGGAGCCCCAAGATCCACGCTCCGCGGCATGATGCCGAACGTGACAGGATCGACAGATCCATTCGATCTCCAGCGGCTTATTGTAATCGTGATGGTGTCGGTCGGCCCCGGCTCCGCCACACACTCCGCATGGTTGAGCGTCAGGGTGAGCCTTTCTGGCGGCAGCCCGCGCAAGAACTTTCTTCCGATACTCTGGGTCGCCGTGGTAGCGATTTCGCTTATCAGCGCGAATTCGCTCGCTGTGGCGATCATAGAAGGTGCCCGGTAGCTTTCTGCGATCAGCTCCAATGCCGGCGTTGACGCTGCCACTGCATGACCTAGAGCAGAAACGGCGAGATCGCTTGATAGCGAGAAATTCGACTCCGCAGCGCTCACATTGCTTGTGATGCATTTGCTGTCTCCCGGAAAAGATGCGAAGAAGCGAGCAGCAGACCCAGAGTCTGAGTGACCAACTAGCGACCGGGAGCGATATTCGCCGTAGACGTTTTCAGTCGCCCTCGACGGCTTGATGTTGCCCGGAGGCGTCGACTCCGAGACTGGAAACGCTGCCACTACTTCGTCGCTGCCGTCATGCACGATGTTCGCCGGCCAGCGGCCGGGTGGCGCCTTGTAGGCGCCAACGCCGCGATTGAGGCGCGACAGCGGCACGGAACCCGGAAAAGTGTCAGTAGATGTGCGCTCTTCGCGTTGCCTTAGGTCGCCGCTGTATGCCCCGCCGTTCAGATCATCTGATGTTTCGATCCGGCACCCGTCAATATTTATCGCCCCCGTCCCGTGCTGCAGAACGTTCTCTGCCACCGTTCCACCGAGCGGCTTGCGGGCGAGGACGATCGGCTCCCAGGCAGGCTTAAGTGCCGTGCCCCAGCCATCGCCGATGTTGCGCGACTTCGGAAATCCGGAGCCGTAGCACCATCCGATCTGGTCACGGATCTCGAATCCGGCGTCCTCGACGGCGCAGGCGAGGCGGTGATAGGACCGCGTTCCGCCGAAGGCGAGCACGTGCCCGCCGGGCTTCAGGACGCGCATCACCTCGCGCCAGAACTCGACTGCGAACGCCGTCTCGCCGGTGTCCCAGGCCTGCCCCATGAAGCCGGAAGAGGCGCGCGCATAAGCGCCGGTCGCACCCGCCCGCTCGCCGGAATAGTCCTTCGCCGCAGCCGCACCCGGCTTGCCGAAACTCTTCCCGATCGAGACGAGAGCGTAAGGAGGATCGGTCACGACGGAGTCAATCGAGGCGTCCGGCAACGCTAGCAGCACATCCCGACTGTCGCCGACGAACAGCCGCACCCGGCCGGCAAGGAAGGACTCAGGGTCGCTCACTCGCCCCTCCCGCCGCGCCCGCACCGCGCCGCTCCCGGCAGGCGGTTGTATATCTCCGCCTCACGAACCCCGAACGCCCGTGCGATCTGGCCAGTATCGAGACCATCACGCATCAGCGTGCGAATAACGCGCTCGGCTTGCTCGCGATGAGCGTCCCGAAGCGCAATAAGACTGCCGTTCATTCAGCCCTCCCCAGCGCAGCCCAACGCTGCTGTTCCTCGACGGTGGCGCGGGCTGCCTTCAGATCCTCGACGAGCAACCGGAGCGCCGACTCCTTCGGCGGCTTCATCGTGCCCTGCACAATGCCGATTGCTGTCGTGATCGCGGAGATCTGACGGGAGATAGATGGCATTGATGTTGCACTCCGCAGATTCAGGCGACAAGCGACTTCGGCGCTTCGTCTTTCTCGCATGTGATCTTGAAGAACTGACGCGCAGCGTCGTGCCACACGATAATTCCTTCTGGCTTCATGAAGCCAGGCGACGCGTACGAGCCGTAGGTCTTTAGCTCATGTAGCACGTCGCGAACTATCTTCGTGTCGAACGGCCCGGCGTAGAGGGTCGGCACGACGTGGCAGCATGCTGGTCGCACCTCCGACCAGCGCTTCACGTTGAAAAGCGAGAAGCGCTTCTCTTTCAGCCTATAACCGCGCTGAATGCCGGAACCCCACCACTCGCCGAAGTGCCGGCCGACGCCGAGTGTCTTGAGATCATCTTCATTCTCCGCTACCCAACGGGCGAAGCCATGATTGTCAGCGTGAGTGCTAATGAGGCGCGTGCGGCTGCCGGCGAGCACGCTGCCGTCCTCTGTTACGATCACCTGCGCGTTCGTGCCGTCGATCTTCTCCGTGATCGTGCAGTCTCGGAACAGGCGCGCGATCTTGGGGAACGGCTCAAATAGCTCCTGGTCTCCCATTGGATCCCCCGTGCCTCCGGCCATCACGCGGTTTCCTTCACGGGAGCCACGCGTCTGAGAAACTCCGGAATGTCCTCATCGGCCGGGCGGGAATGTGCCGCTGTTTCGCTGCGCGGCGATCGCCTCGTCGGCGCTGGGGCTTCGACCGGCGCATCTACAACTACGCCCGTCTCGCGGCTCTCCTGAGCCCTGGCCGGTGCTGTGGCCGGCGCGGGGCTGATGATGGGTGGGGAGGTGGACACGCATCGGTCCTGCACCTCCCCGGGATCGTGAGGACACGACCCCAACGCCGACGCCCCGCCTGTTGGGCTCGCTCCATCGGATACGGATATAAATTCTCCGGTGGGGTGGACGTCGGATCTGAAATTGATGGCGGACGGGCGGGCCGCGCACCCCGGCTCATTCCGGGTCCGCTCAGGCCCGCCCGCGTTTTCCGACGATTGGCCCCGCAAATGAGGGGTTGATGCCCCCGCCCGCCCAGGCTCGGCATCGTCGGCGTGGTTGCCCTGTCGGCCGCCGTCCGACGCAGGGAAGAGTGGGCGGGCCGTATCCGGTTCCTGCTCGTCGCGGTCGGCGATCAGGCCGCAGGCGGACAGGTAGGTGTCGAAAAGCTCGTGCTGCTCCAACTCCTTCTTGCGCTTGTCGGTGTCCTTGAGCATCAGTCGGACGCACTTCATCAGGAGGGCGCAGTCGTATCCTTGGCCCTTCGCTTCCGCCTTGATGTCCGCGATGTCCGCGGCGATCTCGGCGCGCTGTTCCTCAAGTCGCGCGATGCGCTCGGCGAGGCGGCGAATTTCGGCGTTCATGCTGCCGGCCTCCAGTTCCAAATCTCCGCACCGCCAGAAACATCCGGCAACAACACGCCATCGACTTTGTCCGGGCGGACGTACTTCGCGAGAAAATCAACCTTGCCCATGCGCTCGACGCGATAGACGACGCCCTCTGGTCCGCCGACGGCACCGAATGCGCCGAGCGGCCCGCACGCACCCATGGCCGCCGCAGTAGAGATTGGTGGGCCGTCAGAAATGACGGGGACGGTAGCTAAGCCGGCCATGACGGCGCGGTCCATCACCTCGTCCATCGGCAGTCGCACCGGGCCAGAGAACGCGTCGAAGACGATCCACGGATCGGATGGCAGCGCCTCATAAACTGTACCGTGGGCGAGGGCCATCCACTCACCCACTAACCGCTCACCGGGTCGCAAAATGCCGTCGAAACGATCGCGGTTTGCGTCGAACCACCGGCCAAAGAGGCGCAGATGCTCGAAGCGTCCGTCCCGTGCGCGGTATCCAGCACGGATGAGCGCGACAATCTCGCCGTCGACATGAGCAACGCATGTGCAGGCCCCGTCCACCTTCTCCGTGACGACGATGCGGTCATGGCGATCCCGCGCCTTCGTCGTGCAGATGACGCCTTGCCCGTCGTGCACGTGGTGGTCGCCGAGGCCGAGCCGGCTCATCGGGAGATGTCCGATTGACTCGTAAGCCTTTCCATTCAGCGGCTTCATGCTACCCTCTGCTCGACTGAAACGATCTCGACGGTGCATTCCTCGTCATCCGTCCACATGCCTGTGGCGGAACGCACAAACTTCCGGCTGTCGTTCTTGATGACGCCGCATTTCTTGAGAAGATCTAGGACAGGCTTCACGCGATTGTCCGCGTCACCACGCACCCCAGCCGGAAGGCGCACCGTTACGTCAACGGGGCCGTCGAACGGCTTGACCTTCTGTGCGTTGACCACTAGGCCAGCGCCCAGGAGCCACGCCGTGTAGCCGCCGGACTTGATGCGGCCGCGCCCAGGAATGTTACAGTACAAATTGTTGAGGCTTGGCGGCGTCGGGAAGATGCGGATGACAACCATCACACCATCCCCTTGCATCCGTACTCGCGGGCGATGGCGAGAGCGCGCTCGCGTTTGCGGGCGCCATGTGCCGCGGTATACGCTCTGGCGCGTTGCGGGTTATCCTTCTGCCATCTTGCACGGCTCTTGGCCGAGCTGGCCCTGTATTCGTCATCCACCACACGGGCGACGGTGGCGTCATATACCCCGAAATGCCGCGCGATATCCGCCTTCGTCATCCCGTCCGCGAACATCTTGCGGGCCTCGATGTGCCACTCCTTCATCACCTACGCTCCACAATCGCTTCGACGATAACGTAGACAATGACCATCGTCAGCGTGATCGCCGGGAATATCCAGAACGGCGCAAGCACCCACCACCAGGACCAGTCGATCGTCCCGATAAGCTTCAGCGTGATGAAGACGAGCCCGAGAGCACCGGGAAAGCCGATCTTGACGTTCATGTCACGGCAACTCCCGTTCGATGCGGTCGATATCTGACATCGCCGCATGTATGCGCGCGATGGCGTCTTCGGCGCCGACGCGGAGGGCCGGGAAAACGCCGCCCGACTGTGGCTCGTCCGATCGGGCCGTCGAGTGGGGCGCAACGCAGTCGCACAACTTATCGGCCAGCGCTGCGACACGCCGCGACAAATCGCATGCAAGTGCTCGCATTTCGTCGACCGCCTCAAGCGCAGACCGCTTATCATGAGCGACCTTTCGCTCCTCACCGTACGTGATCATTGCCTTCTTCCTCTTGCCTGATCGTTCCACCACTTCGCCCGCCGAAGCAGCTTTATTGCTCGGCGCCGCAGGCGTTCGGCATTGAACGCTGCGAACAGCCTCCAAATCCCTCTCATCGTTCCTCCGCCAACTGCGCTTCGAGCCGCTTGATCTCGGCCTCTGTTGCGCGAATACGTTCGGCACGGACAGCATCATCGAGCCACCTCGGCGCGGCTGGATAAGCCGCGGCGATGACGGACGGTCCGTAGACGCCGACCATGCGGAGGAAATGCGCGAGCCGCGGGGTGGTTGTCCCGGCCAGCCAATTGTCGACCGTCCGCGTCGAGACGCCGAGGTCGGCAGCCACGTTTGGCGCCGTGTCACGCGGGTACAGCGCGCGGAGATACGCGGCAAAGGCGGCCTCGTTGACCGCAATATGTTTCGCCCGGCCAGCGCTAGAGTTTCGTCGCGATCCGAAAGCACCGCTCACGTTCGTCCTCCATGGTTGGGCCATGGAAGACGAGACATCGGAGGCGTCGACGGACATGGACATCGCGGGAGACATGCAGATCCTACCCGCGCTCGAGGATGTGTTCATTACGATAGGCGACGCCTCGCGACTGGTACTCGCGAGGATCGCGGCAACGAGAGCCACCGGCAGCGGCGCGGTTGCCCGCGAGGCGACCGCCGCCGGGGCCGGTCATTGCGTTGCGTCGAAAGAGCCCACGGCTCGCGCCGTGTCTCAGCCCATCAACCCGCCGGGCGGAGAAGTTGAAGCAGCCGGGCCGGCCATCCTGGGGGGGGAAGAGGCCGGCCCGACGCTTCACCGCGGCGTGTGTGGCTCCGCCGCAGGAACAGAATTCGGATGCATGAGCGACCAGATTGCGGGCCGACCGCTCATGCTCTCCACGGCGACCGAATACAAGGCCGCGGAAAAGGAAAGGCCGGACGGGGCGGGTGAACCCCGCCCGGCAAGTCGGGCGTCGCGGTGACGCCTGGGAGGAACGTGTTGCGCTCACCGCCGAGCACCCTCGAGCATGGCAATGGCAGCGCGATAGGCCGGAGACGGATCGCCGCAAAGCTTGGCCGTCAGCGGGCGATCGTCCGGGAGCTCTGGCATGCGAATGGCGCGGTCATCGACACGACCATCAACGCCGTCACCGATGCGGGTCAACGTTTTCGCCCGCGGGGAAATGGCACGCTCCGGCAGGCCGAGGCGGCGAACATGGGTGCGGACACGCTCGGTGCCGCACGACAACTCGGCGGCGATGTCCTCCATCGGCATGCCGGACAGCCAAAGCGTCGTCAGCTGCGCGTGGAAGTCGGACAGGTCTTTGCGCTTCGTCATGTTCAGAGCCCGAGAACTGCTGCCGGGACCGGTGTCGCCCATGCGGCGAGCATCGCGATAGTCGCGGCGAGACCAAGGATCGCGATTATCTTCATTTCGGCGTTACCGCCACGGACGATGAACGATGAGCGCCAGAGTGAATGCCATGAACGGCACGGACAGGACGAGAAGCCGAAAGGCGTCGTCGGTCATGCTGCCCTCCTCTCCGCCTTGCGCTGCCGGGCGAACGAGGCAGCGGCGTGCTCGCCGCGCTGCCTGGCGATGGCGACGTATTCGTCCTGCATGTCGCTCGGAACCCATGCGGGCACCTCGACGTGCATCGCCGCTTCCCTGCGGGCCTCGGCGAGGCGGGTGGTGATGCGGGCGCGGAATTCAGGATCGCTCCAGCGCGCCTTCATCGCCGCACTGCGGGCGGCCACCACCTTCGGGTTACGCGAGGCCCGCAGCGACGCTTCCGCAGAGGACGGTCGCGGGATGTCACGGTGACGGGCCAGCACATGCGCGATGCGGCGGAACGAGACGTTGAGCGCCGCGGCGATCTCTCGGGCCGTGAGGACACCATCCGCGATCTCCCGGACGGCCACGGCGAGTTCCTGCGGGGTCACAGCGCAGTCCTCCGCTCTGCGGCCCGACGGGCGCGGGCGGCGCCGAGGTCGATCACCTCGCATTCCGGCTCAGCGACGGGCTCCCGCGGCTCGGCGTGGATCACCGGGTCAAACGGCCGGTACAACTGCCACACCGCCATGGCGAGCGCGGCTGACCACGCAACGGCAAGTCCGGTGAAGACGATCGGAGCCATCTGCATGCCTCGCGGGTTCATAGCCGCCTCCCGGCGCGACGGCGAGCGGCGGTGAGGAAGTCTTCACGGGACACCTCGAAGCCCTCCGACGTGAGTTCCGGCCCGCGATACCGGCTGATCAGGAGCAGCGCCCACACGCCCACGGAAATCAGGACGGCGAGGACGAAGAGGATGCCTGCGAAGATGACGCCGAACATGGTACGGCCTCCGGCTCTTTGATGCCCCACAGCGTGGGCGGGGCCGCTTTGCCGATGGCAGTCAGGGCGACACCGATCACCAGGAACGTGTCGGCCGGGAAGCGGCCTGCGGCGCGCCAATTCGAGACGTGCTGCATTTTTCGGTCAGTGAGCCGCGCCACGGCGGCGGTGCCGCCGAGGGCGTCTATCACGTCGGTAGCGAATGGGATCAAACTGTCATCCATTCCTCATTCATACAGTGGTTCTGTACGACGCGCAAGGGGGGTCTTCTTGATGGCGCCATCCGACCGCACTGTAGACACTGAGGCCATGGCGCGACTACCAACCTCCGACGTGGCAGCCATCGGCCAGCGGATCGTCTGGACGCGGGAGGCGTTCAACACGGGGCTGTCGCAGGCGGCGTTCGCTCGCGCGCTCGGCGTGAGCCCGCAAACGCTCTCGAATTGCGAGAATGGGCTGAACCGCCCGTCGATCGATTTGGCGGCTAAAATCTGCCAGATGACTGGCGTAACCCTGGACTGGATCTATTTCGGGGACAGGTCGAGCCTGCCGTTGCGCATTGCGTCACAGCTCCCGACCGCTGAGGCCGAGAGCCGCCACGCCTAGCGTGCCGTGTGCTGAGGCCCCACGACCGTGAGGCCGCCGTCCGTCATGAACGCGGAGGGCGGCACGGCGTCGTCGTGCATGAACCGCAGCACGATGCGGCGAGCATAGAACAGTACGTGCAGCGCTTCGTCCTCGTCCTCCGGAAGCATCGACGCCAACTGCACGGCGACGCGTCTCAGCGACGCGCGCTTGGCTGCGCTAACCTCTCTGCGCCGTACCGCCTTGTTCGGCATTTGCCTTACTCCCTCTAGCCCGCCCCCCAAACAATCGAATGTTGCGCCTGACCGCGCCCGTTCTAGTGGACGGACAGCCCATGCAGAGGCGACCATACAGCGGGACTTGACGGCGCTACAGTCGTGCTGTATATGATCCCTATCACAAACGGCACCGACCCGCCGATAGGGAAACACGCAATGAGCACGGAAGGCAAGAAGAAGCGCGGCGAGAGCGGGCCGCAAGAACGCCGAGATGGCCCCGTTTCGGGGCGGCGGGCCGCCCTGCAATTATTCCTACGCGATCGGCACGCCGACGCATCCGCGCGGCGCCGGATCGCTTCTGGTACGCACCATGTCTCTCGCCGTTCATCTCCCCGGCTTCGTCGCCAGCGATCGCCTGCTGCGTATGACCGACGCGGCAATGGCGAATTGCACGCATCCAGCACTCGTCTGAGGACAGCGATATGACAACGCCAGCAGCCGCGGCTGCCTACCTCGCGCAGCACATGTCGGAGTGGGGCACCAAGGGGTACGCGGTCTACAACCCGAAGGGCCTGCCAGTCGAAAGCCTGCCGGTCATCTACGGCTTCAACAACGGCGGCGAACCCGACTGGTGGCACGGCGCGCTCCTCGCCGAGGACGGCGCTTATCTGGGCGGCCACTTCTGCTCGCACGAGGGCTACATGCCGAGCGATCTCGGCATCCTCGAAGGCTCGCGCCCGGATCGCCACGAAGGCTTTCGCCAGCACTATCCAGACGGCTACCGGATGGACTTCGTCCCCCTGTGCGAGGCCGGGAACCACGCCGGCCTGAGCAGCGCCGTTGCGCTCAATCAAGCGCGCCAGAACGCAGCGGATGGCGAGGCTGAGGCCACCTGACACCTATTCCAGCCGATCGAAAGGTCGGCTGCGATGGACGCCAGAAAACACCGGCAGCGACAGCAATAGTGGTGAGACGAAGCGCCATGATCAACATCCCCGACGACCTCGCGCGCGATCTCCGCCCCCTCGGCCCGTATCCGACGGCGGACGATCTCGACGCCTACTACAGCGCAATCGAGCGTCTGGCGACGATCTGCGAGGCGTCCGTGATCGATCGCCTCTCCGACCTCGCCGGACACGTCCGAGGCCCGCTCGACATCTCCTATATCCGCGGCGCGCTCACGACGGCGATTGAGGATGTGGCGTTCGATGCCGTCCGGCGGCGCGTCGAAGAACTTCGTGAGAATGAGCCGAAGGAGGTGGCAGCATGAGTAATTTTGGATGGAATGATCGACCCTCCAAGGCAACAATCCGGCACCGCATCGGCGGCGACAAGCCGGCCATCGTCTATCATGTCGGTGGGCATCTCGTAACAGTGCCGGTTACTGGCGACGAGGAGCCGGAAGTCACCTATGTGACCGAGCGCTATGGCAGCGACCCGCGCCAGGACTTCCCGAACATGAAAGTTTGCGACGGTGAGCTGCGCCTCCCGATCGACGATCTCGTCGGCGCGATCTTGAGCCGTATCGAACCGGAAGAACTCGCGGTCGCCCTGTGGGCGAACGACGACGTGCGGGCGCGCTTCATTGAAGCTCTTACGAACCAGTGGTCCGGCGACAACGTGTCGGACGCAGATCGACGCGGCGTGCTGGCCGGCATCAAAGAAGCCGTGCACTCCAAGGCGCTCGATAAGCTCGCTTCGGCGATGTCCTCAATCGAATACGCGGTCTGCCGAGATGCCCACTACTGGGACGAAGTCCAACGGATCAACGAAAGGCTGCGCAATCTGGACGTGAGGGTGTGCGCCTACGCTGGACAGGACGCCGAGGGTCGATCCGTCTACGAGGACCGTCTCCTTCAATTCGACGCCCGCGAGCATGCCGTCAACAAAGATGGTGTCTTCACTCGCGGTGAACTCGAGGTCGGCGGCCGCGCGTGGAGCGAGGCGATAAGCCACTGGCGCGAGCAGGTGTTGAAGTATTTTCCAATCTCGCGCGAGGCGGCCGAATAACCGGAGGTCTGATGATGGACATTTCCACAGTGCGCAAGGGTGATCGTCTGCTCGTCGAAGTGATCGCCAAGTACGACGTCGCGGACAGCGAGAGCTACGTGATCACCAATCTTCCCGGCAAACCGCACACCAACATCTTCATCGATGCGGATGATGTCCGCGATCTCATCTGCATCGCCGTGGAGGTCGGCAAGACGTATCGGTGGGGCGACGAGAGCGTCAATGTCCTGGCAGTGCACGGCGATCGCGCATGGTGCAAAGGCGACAATGGACGACACACCATCGTGACGTTGGCCGGCCTCCGCCGCATCGACGATGATACGCCCGCAGCTGCCGCGCCTACGCCCGCACTGTCTGAGGACGACGCAGACGTCATCATCGAGCCGAACGGGACGGTGATCAAGTGTCCTGGGGCGTGGAAGGGGGCCAGCGCAGTCGATGTCGACTACTATCTGTCAGTTCGCATGCGGCTCGACCTCCCCGAACTCCGCGTCATCGATCGCCGCCACCGCAAGGCCGAAGCGGCGGAGTAGAGACATGTGCGAATGCATCGAAACCATCAACGGGCAGATTGCCGAGCACAACATGCGGCTGGTCACTAACCTGATCGGCCCGCAAAAAGCTCTCGTGCTCGTCATGAAGCGCGACGAGAAGAAGCGTGGCAAGCTCCCGTACCTTCAGGCTTCGTTCTGTCCGTTCTGCGGACGCTGCTACGGCATCGACGACGTCAAGCCAACCAAGTCAGCGGAGCAGATACATGAGCAATAACATCAACGCTGTGGAAACGTGCTCCATGTCGCTCCGCGACTGGTTCGCCGGCCAAGCGCTCGCCGGGCTGCATGCGGCCTACGCACTCAGCGGCGACTTTCCGTCGCTTGTAAATCTGGAACGCATGGCTGCGATCGCATACGAGCAGGCTGACAAGATGCTGGCTGAACGCGACAAGGCAGCGGAGTAGCGCTGTGGGAAAGAGCAAGCACACGCCAACGCCGTGGGCGACTAGGCCTTGCGGTGAAGTGTCACCAGACGACGTAATCATCGAGGCTGTCCTCGGCGTGAACGAGAGAGGGATCAGTGCCGTCCGCACCATTGGCCGCGTTGTGGCCATCCGCGTCTCCCCGGACCAAGCACGCGCCGATGCCGAGTTCATCGTCCATGCCGTGAACACTTACGATGCTCTCGGCGCGGCGCTTGCGGATGCAGAGCGGCGACTCCTTGCGTGCCATCGCGAGAGCGGCCACGACTGGGTCCGTCTCGCCGCCGAGCATGCCGGCTCCGCGGAGTCGCCGCTCTGCATCCGCAAGCGCCGCGCCGGCCGCCTCCTCGACGGCCGCGAGCACAACGAGTTTCCGATCATCGACTGATGACCATCTCGCCACTCGCCGTCATGTTCCTCGCCTTCCTGCCCTCAAACCTGGAGATGCAGCCGTGAGCACGATGATGAACCACAACATCACTGTCGCCGAGCGGCTTGAGCCGGCCGGCCCGGCGACCGCCGTTCCAATGACGCCAATGGCGATGCTCAACAGAGCGCTCGCCAGCGGCGCCAGTGTCGAGATGATGGAAAAGCTCCTGGCACTGCAGGAGCGCTACGAGGCGAACGAGGCGCGCAAGGCGTTCGATGAGGCGATGGCCGCCGCCAAGGCGGAAATCCCGACGATCGTTAAGAACCGCGCCGTCGACTTCACGTCTCAGAAGGGCCGCACGAACTACCGCCACGAAGATCTAGGCGGCATCGCAAAAACGATCGACCCCATCCTCGGCAAGCATGGCCTGTCGTATCGGTTCCGCACGCACACGGCTCCGAATGAGCCCATATCCGTTACATGCATCGTCTCTCATCGCCTCGGCCATTCGGAAGAGAATACGCTTTCTGCCGGGCGCGACGAGAGTGGGAACAAGAATTCAATTCAGGCGATCGGCAGCACAATAACGTATCTCCAGCGCTATACGCTCAAGGCGGCGCTCGGGCTCGCCGCATCGAATGACGACGATGGGCGGGATACGAGCCGCGATGACGGCGCCCTCATCACCGCCGAACAGCGGGACCAGATCCTCGAAATGATCGCCGAGACCGGCGGGGATGTCGCTAGACTGTGCGCTCACTTCCAGATCAACGCGCTCGCGGAGCTTCCAGTCTCGCAGTTTCCGCGCGTCGTCGCGGCCGTCCAGAGGAAGAAGAGGGATCGGTCGTGATCGATTTCGAACAGGGCTCTCCTGAGTGGTTCGCCGCGCGCCTCGGCCGGGTCACAGCCTCCCGCGTCGCCGACGTGATCTCTCGCACGAAGAGCGGCTATGGCGCATCCCGCGCCAACTACGCCGCGCAGCTTGTCGCCGAGCGGCTGACTGGCGAGGTGGCGGAGAGCTATGCAAACGCCGCGATGGCCTGGGGGACCGCGATCGAGCCAGAGGCGCGCCGCGCATACGAATTCTACCGCGACGTGGACGTGGTGCAGGTCGGATTCGTCGAGCATCCGACAATCACGATGAGCGGCGCGAGCCCGGACGGGCTCGTCGGCGGGGACGGGCTCGTCGAGATCAAGGCGCCGAACACTGCGACGCACATCGATACGCTGGTGAGCCACACCGTCCCGGCCAAGTACTTCACGCAGATGCTGTGGCAGTTGGCATGCACTGGCCGAGCGTGGTGCGATTTCGTCTCCTATGACCCGAGGATGCCGGAAACAATGAGCCTGTTCGTTCACCGCGTCTTTCGCAACGACGCGCGTATTGCCGAACTTGAGGAAGAGGTGCGCGCCTTCCTCGCCGAAATCGACGATACGGTCGCGAAGCTCCGCAGCATCTATGAGCCGGCGGATGATCCGGCGCGGCTCCTGGTGGCTGGCTGAGCCATGAGCCGCGCTCTCATCACCATCAATGGCCCGGTCGATCGCCGCCGTGCCACCGCGTGGATCGCCCAGGCACCGGTCGGCACGAGAGTGGAGATGAAAGCCGCCAAACGGTCGCTTCCTCAGAACGATCGAATGTGGGCGATGCTAACGGACCTCGCCCAACAAGTCCCGTGGCACGGCATGAAGCTCCGGCCGGACGACTGGAAACTGATGTTCTTGGACGCCCTGAAGCGCGAGGTGCGCGTCGTCCCGAATCTCGACGGGACCGGGTTCGTCAACCTCGGTCGCTCGTCTTCCGACCTGTCCAAGGGCGAGATGAGCGACCTCATCGAATTGATCGCCGAGTTTGGGGCGCGGCACGGCGTTGTGTTCCACGATGCAGCCCCCACCACCCTTCTGTCTCGAAACGATGAGGAGGCTGCATGATCGGGAACCTCATCATTGGCGTGGTCGGGTACGGGGCGGCGTTGCTGTGCGCTTTCATGGCTGCGGGTGCCATCTCGGCTTCGTTTATAACCGCGCGGGAGGCAGCATAGATGGGCGACAATCCGTTCTTGGCGAAGTGCGGGGCGTGCGGGCACATCTGGATCGCGCTGTACCTGCCGATGGATATACGCGCCGCAGCTCGGATCCTTTCGCGCGTCACGTGCCCGATGTGCGCGGCCGGACCGAAGCAGATTACGCCGGCGCGCGAGATGCGGGATCGCGCCCGCGCCGCCACCGCCCGCGTCGAGGGCCGCCAGCCATGACCGCAGTGGCTATCCGCGTCACTCGATACGCATGCCCATACTGTCACCGCAGCCGTAGTAAGCGCGACGCTGCGGAGGCGCACGTTGCCAGATGCTTTCGGAACCCGGCCGCTCAAGGCTGCAAGACCTGCGCATCCTACCAGATGGCGGAGGGCGGTAGCCATCTGACCGGCTATCCTGGTTGCGGCGAGTCTTGCGAAGCCGCCCTGGATATCTCGGCTGGACTTCGGACAGGTTGTGAATTGTGGGAGCGCCAGCCATGACCCACTCCTCCCTTCTCAGGTCGGAAGAGGTGATGGCTCGCGTGCGCCCCATCCCGTTCTCGGCGCCGATGGTGAGGGCGATCCTCCGGGAGATCGCCGAGCCTGGCACGGGGAAGACGATGACGCGAAGGACCATCAAGCCTCGTCGGCACGCCAGCCTGTTCGACGGCACGTGGACTGACGCCTACGTGCTCAACCCTGGAAATGCCGAATGGCGAGACGAGGAGGTGCGCTACCGCGTCGGCGATCTCCTGTGGTGCCGAGAGGCGTGGCAGACTGTCGCCGCCTTCGACCACCTGAACGCAACGCAGATTGCCGAGCGGTGCTTAGAGGACGGCTACAAGCAACCATGGGCGTCGATCCTCTATCGAGCCGACGGCGAACGCCGAGGATCGGCAGTCGAGTGGTACACCGTCGGCATCGGCTGTGGCGGCGATCCTGGCCGGCAGCGTGTCGGAAGGTTCATGCCCTGCTGGGCCTCCCGTATCACCCTGGAGGTGACCGGCGTCAAGGTCGAGCGTCTTCAGAACATCAGTGATGATGATGCGATAGCCGAGGGTGTTTATGAGACCGCGTTTTATGAAGACGCGGCATTCAGGGCCATTGCTGGAGCGCCTTGGTCTGCTGAGCAACTCGCATTCACCGACCTGTGGAATAGCATCAACCCACAACAAGTCCCCGTCTATGACGAAGACGGCAGGAAGATCGGCATGGAGCCGAACCCGGCGCGGTGGGAGGCAAACCCGTTGGTCGCCGCCATCACCTTCCGTCCGCACCTCGCGAACGTTGACGATCTGCTGCGACAGTGGGAGGGCTGGCGATGATCTGCTATCTGTGCGGCGGACAGGTCACATGGCGCGGACCGATCACCAATCTAACACACACCGAGTGCGCAGGCTGCGGTCGCCGAAATTGCCAGCAGGTGATTGACGAGGTCTGCCGCACCTGCGGTGGTAGTGGTGCCGTCCATCCGGACTGGGGCGACTACCCGAGACCGTCTCGCGCCGAACTTGGCGAAGAACCGCTGGTCGAATGCCCGGACTGCTACGGCCGAGGCGCGGTGTCGCCATGACGCCCCGCCGCGATCCCCGGCTCGAGGCCATCATGTCCGCCCGCATCGCCGCCATGCCGTGCGCGGGCTGCGGTCTGACGCTCGGCTCCGATCCCCGCCGGATCAGCCGGTACAGGAACTATCACCTGGCGGGCGCGCCGAAGGAGCGCACATGACCGGCCGCACCGTCCCCACATGGACCGGTTCCACTCCGGACGCGCCGATCCCGCCGCGCGTGCGAGTGCGTGTGTGGGAGCGCGCCGAGGGCCGCTGTCAGGCCGGCTGCGGGCGCAAGCTGTTCCCGCCGGCCGACCGGTGGGAGTGCGATCACGTCGTGGCCCTCGCGAACGGCGGCGCGCACGCCGAGTCGAACCTTCAGGTGGCGTGCCAGTGGTGCCACCGGGCCAAGACGTCACATGACGTCGCCGAGAAGGCGGCGGTCGCCAGGAAGATCAAGAAGCACATCGGCGCACGCGCGAAGTCGCGCCAGCCAATGCCGTTCGGCCGCAGAGACAGGCTCAAGAGGAAGGTCAACGGGGATATTGTCGAGAGATGAGCAAGCCCGCCATCGCCTACGCGGCCGCACGCCAGAGGCCAGACGGCAGCATGGACATCGACACCGAAACGGTCCGCGTGTCTGCTGGAGGTGCCAGGATAGCTATCGGCGGGTACTTCCATTGGGACTGCGAAGCCGGATGGAAGATGGCCAAGAAAGCCGGCTGGCAGATTGTCCGCGTCACCATCGTGTTGGGGGATGAGAAATGAATACCACGGAACTCACGTCGGCCGAGCGCGACGTCATCGCCGAGAGGCGGCGGCAGGTTGCCGAAGAGGGCTTCACGGCCAGGCACGATGATGAGCACGTCGATGGGGCTCTCGCGCGAGCCGGCGCTGCCTATGCCTATGCAGCATCGTGGCGGAAGCCGCGTGAGGCGCGCTTGACCCTGACTGTGGGGAGCCTCATCAACTTCCTTTGGCCGTTCGATGCCAAATGGTGGAAGCAGAAGGATAGACGCCGCGATCTCGTCCGCGCTGGTGCTTTGATCATCGCTGAAATCGAGCGACACGATCGTCTCGCGGAGGATGAGAAGTGAGCGACAAGAAAGAACCTCTTCACATCACCCCGGCCGACGTTGGCAAGCGCTTCCGTTGCCGCAACGGGCAGATCGTCACCATTACGAGGTGGCACTTGTACGGCCCGTTTCCCGTGCAAGCATTGGGGATGTCGTGGCGGACGGACGGATGCGTGTGGTCGCCGTTTACCGACGACCCGGACGACATCGTCGAGCGGGTGGAAGAGCCGCCGCATGAGGTTGAAGCTCTTACCAGGGAACGCGACGAAGCCATCGCGCACGCTGCCGAACAGGCACGCCTGCGGGGCGAGGCCGAAGGCCGACTGGCGGCGGGAGTCGTCGACGACTGGCGGCGCCGGGCCGAGGCGGCCGAGGCAGAGGTCGAGCGGCTTCGCGCGGGGATCGCCAAGGCGCGAGAGGAAGCGTCCGCCATCCTCGCACTCATCGACAAGCCGGCGGCGGAGAGCGGAACCCTGAGGCAGCGCTTGGAGCCGTGCGAGTGGTGTGAGGGGGCCGGCAGTATCGCTTTGGAGATTGGGGTAGGCTGGATCACCACGGCATGCTGCCGCTGCTTTGGCACCGGGATGGTGCTTAAGAAGACGGAGAGCGGCGATGAGTGATCCGCTCTTTCAAATCGGTGATCAGGTCCACAAATTCGCCGGCGCGTATGGAGGGCCCGGTGTCGTTCGTGGGCATTGCATCCTCGCCGGAGGAGCGGTCTGCTACATCGTCGCCCACAGGATTGAGGGCTGCTTCGGCGAGTTGCTGCACATCTACAGCGAGGAGCAACTGAGGATGCTTCGGCGATGACATGGATCGACGAATACCTCGCCTACGAGTCTGCCGAGATCGAGCGGAGGCACAGCCGCCGGATACCAGTCGACCCGTTGATCGACCGCGCGATCGAGATCTGCCAAGCGGCCGCCCGCCGCGAGAAGCGCACCATCTACATTGACCGGTTCTCATTCATGATTGCGTTCACGGCGATACGAGAAGCGGCTGCAGACATCGATCGCCGATGCGACGCGCTCACGGGGGACTGACCATGTCGCGCGCTGCCGACCCCGACTCTGTCCCCGAGCCTGTCCGCCGCGCCTATGCGGAGCGGGCGTCGCTCTCGATCGCCGAGCTCGCTCGTGTGATGGGCGTCGACCAGAAGACCCTCCGGCGCTTGGTGCAGAGCGGGGAGATCACCTATGTGTCGTTCGGGGAGGGCTTGCTGCGGCCGCGGCGGCATTTCACTCTCGCGGACGTCGCGGAATTCTATGCCCGACGCCGCCGCCGGGAGGCCCCTCCATGTCCGTCTACCCGCCCAAGAAATCGCCGTACTGGCACTACGACTTCCAACTCGACGGTCGTCGCTTTCACGGATCTACAGAGGCGACGAACCGAAGGGACGCCAAGCGCGTAGAGCAGGTGCGGCGTGTCGAAGCCCAGAAGGCGATCGCCGAGGAACGTGCTCGAGCCGCCGCCGGCGTGGCCGACATGACGGTTGACGTCGCCTGCGGGCGCTACTGGGAGGAGGTCGGGAAGCATCACCGCAACGCCGACATGACCTGGGCCGCGCTGTCGCGCTTCATCGCCCACTTCGGGGCCGTCCGTCGCCTCGCTGAGATCACCGATGCTGACCTGGCTTCCATCGTTGCCGCCAGGCGTGCCGAGGGCGTGACGAACGCGACGGTGAACCGGACTGTCATCGAGCCGCTGGCGCGCATCATCGGCCGGGCTCAGAAGGTGTGGGGCGCGAGCGTGCCGCGCCCGCCGAACTTCAAGGAGCATCGGCTCCCCGAGCCGCGCGAGCGAACCCGCGAGCTTTCGACCGACGAGGAGGCGCGCCTGGTAGCCGCCATCCGGGATGACTACCGGCCGCTTCTCGCCTTCGCGATCATGACTGGCGTCCGGCAGGCGAACGCCCTGCATCTTACGTGGCCTCAGGTCGACGAGCCCGCAGGGGTGATTCGTCTCATCATGAAGGGCGAGGAGCCGCACGTCATCCCGATCACGTCGGACGTAGCCGACATTCTGGACGGGTGCCGAGGCCACCACGAGACGCACGTCTTCACGTTCGTGGTCCACCAGCCGCGCGGGAGTCGCCGCAAGGGCGAGAGGCATCCGATCACCAAGGATGGCCTCAGGCGCATGTGGAAGAACGCCCTCAGGGCCGCCGGCATAACCGACTACCGCTGGCACGACAACCGGCATACCGCCCTCACGCGAGTGCTGCGCGAGACCGGCAACCTGCGAATCGCCCAGCGCCTTGCTGGGCACCACGACATTACCACCACGGCCAAGTACGCGCACGCCGTGACGGACGACGTCCGGGCCGCGATGGAACTCGTCGCCGAGGCCAGACGGAAGCAGAAGCGCGACGCCGAGTCCCGGAAAAACTCCCGGAATCCACGCCTGAGAGCCGTAAATGATTGACGACACGGAACTTTCCAGCGCCGTCAACCTGCACCCCATGCAGGTGCGCTACCAGGCTGCGCTACACTCCGACGGCGGATTTCCTAGCGTTCCGCCGCCCTGTGGGCAAGCCCAAATAGGCCGAAATGAGAACGGATGCGCGATTTCGGGACAGAGAGTCCCGGAAAAGTCCCGAACTGGCGTTCTGGGGCTGTTCCGCCGTGGATCGGGCTCGTCGACGCGGTGATGAAAGAGGAGACCACCAATGACGACCGCTGACCTCCCCACCCTGCGAGCGCTGCTGGAACGGGTGCGAGCCGCAGAGGGGCCTGACGTCCAACTGGACAACGACATCTGCTCCGCGCTCCAGGCGGACCCGGCCTTCGTTTCGCATTCCATCGACGCCGCCGTCGCGCTCATCGGTGCGGCGCTTGGAGAGGCCACGTCTCTGAGGATCTTGCTGGACCCGGCTGGCGCAGAGGTATCACTTGCGCGGTCCCGAAACGGGCTTTCTGGCGGTTACATCGCTGGCACCCCGCAGATGGCCACTTCCGTCCCGCTCGCCATCCTTGGCTCTCTTCTCTCGGCGCTGATCGCCCGAGCCGAGGCTGCTGCTCACCAACAGGAGGAGACCGCATGATCACCGATGACGAGCCGCCGCATCACCACAGCCAGCAGAAGGAGCCTACCATGTCCCGCTTCTATTTCCAGGGCGACGTTTGCATCGAGCGCGTCGATGACGCCCCCGTCTCCGGCGCACTCGTCGAGCCGGACCTCGATGGCGCCACCGTTCTCGCCCGCGGGGAGACGACGGGCCACCGCCACGCGATCTATGGCGGCGCTGTCATGTTCCGAGATGACGCGCTCGCTCGCGACATGCCGGCGCCAGAGCTCTACATCGGGCACATCAAGCTCGCGGCACCTGCCGAGGTCGTCCACGGCACCACGCTTGAGGCGGGTGACGGCGACCATGCCCCCGTCGTTCTGCCGTCTGGGACGTATCGCGTCCGGGCGCAACGGCGGAACGTGCCGGGGCGTGTCGCGCGTTCGGAACCCGCTCGTTCGGCGCTTGCGTGGGATTGATCGATGGAAGCCGGGGTCGCCTTACTGCTTGCGCTCGCGATCATTTCCGCCCCCGCGGTCATGATTATGATGGTGATTGATAGTCACACATTGGCTGGCGGGCGCGCCGACGTGGCGCGCCCGACGCGGCCGTCTCCGTGGGATACCCCGACGCTGCCGCCACAGGCGCCGCTGTTCGCCCAACCCCGTGCGGAGCGGACCGGACAAGCTACACGTTGGGATGAGTTCGAGGCCGCTCTGCGGGACTGGATCTCGGGGTTCGATTCGAACGATATAGAGACGCGCCGACGAAGCAGCGTTGCATTCGATCTCCTTCTGGAGATGCGCCAGGCGGAAGTCGGCAGTTTTGAGGGGAGGCGAATGGAAGCCGCCATTGATGCCGGATTTGTTATGCGCCGTCGTAGCTTGGCCGATTTAAGACGCAAACGGGACGATGAAGGCGCAGAGCGTGAAGGAAGACTTATCGACAGAGGAACGATTTCGATCCTCTGGCAGCAGCACGTCCTCGACTTCGGCCCCGAAGGGCTTCTGGTGTCTGTGGAGACGAGCTACCACGGCACCCTTCACATGCTCCGCGTCCACAACGGTACGGTCAAGGATGGCACGCGTGAACAGTACGCGATCTGTGTGCCGAACACCGTCAGCACCGTTAAGGAAGCCCTCGCCTGGTCCTACGGCATAGAGCCAGGCGAATATCATGAGGTCGTGAGAACATGATCACTGACGACGAGATCGAGCGCGTCGCGAGGGCGATGTGCGTGGAGATGGGCGAGGACCCGGGGGGATCGTGCAGGCGCGGCTCGTTGTGGCGCTACTATCGAACGCCGGCGCTTAACGCCATCGTTGCCGCCCGTGCGGTCCATCGCGCCGGGATCAGTCTTGGGCCGGTGGCGGCGTCGTATCGAGACCGCGAGCCCCAGGCCATGCGGATGCCGGGAGGGGACAACAACACCGACGGAGGCACACTATGAGATCCATCATCATCGCTGCGGCGATTTTTCTCGCGCCGCTGGCAGCCGCGGCCGAGCGATACGCCGACCCGCTTGGCCGCTCCCCAGTTGACAGTAGGCTGAGATTGTAGCATAAGAAGCTGACGCGGGGCGACCCGCGTCGGTCGGCTAGCTGATGATGGCTGCGAGACCAGGGCCTCGGCCATAGCTAAGTTAACAACCCGGCTGCTTGCCACACAGCTAGCCTCTTTTCTTCCCGAACAGGGAGGTTTGAAGGTTGCTGGGACTGCTCGGAAGTGCGGCGCCAACCATGAGCTTCCGAGCAAAGGGTGCGGAGACGGCGGGATTCGAACCCACGGGGGACGACTTCTGAGGGCCTGCCCCGCCGGATTTTGAGTCCGCCGCAATAGACCAATCTGCCACGCTTCCGACATTCGATGGCCCCGCCGGTACGCCGGCGTGGCCCTTGCTCTTGGGGATCATCCCCAACGCCAAAAGCCCCGCCCCTCCGGTGAGGAGGGGCGGGGCTTTGTCTACATGCTGTCGGAAAGGAATGAGGCCGCAGACGGCAAGTCCTGGCGGGACACGTCTGCGGCCTCAGATAAGCAACCCCAATTTCCAAACCGCCATCCAAGCGTGAATTCACTAGCACGCTAGCGGGCTGTGCGCAATAGTGCCCAGCCTCAGATGTCGATCACGCGCGGCTTCCGGGCCATCCGGGCTTTCATGATCTCCGAATGGATGTCCCGGCCCGTCAGGGCCTTCCACTCCGCGACCGTGAGGATGACCGCGCTGTCGCCGCGAGCGATCTCGACGAGCGGTGCCTCGTCGTCGACCGTGAGCGTGAGCGGCGGAAGGCGCGGCGAGAGCATGGCGGCGACTACGCGAACAGTGCGCCGGATGCGATCTCGGCAATGAGCCGGTCGACCGTCGCGTGAAGGTCCGCGATCGACCCGTCGTTCTGGATCACGACGTTCGGGCGCGCCGGGATGCCCTCAGAGGCATGACCGTTGGTCGGACCTGCACCGGGCCGGCGCACCTCGACGAGCACGCCGCCGCGCGCCGTGATGGCCCCGGCCTCGTCGACGAAGCGTGTGCTCTCGAGCGCCGCATGCCCGCCAGCCGCGAGCGTGGCGTCGATGCGGCGGCACCACAGGTCAGTCAGGAAGTCGGGCCGGACGCAGTCGCGCATCCACTCCTTGCCGAGCGTCTGTTGCGCGAGCGTCGAGGTGATGCCAAGTTCGGGGACGACTTCGCGCTTGAGATCGCCGTCGAGGACGCGGTCGATCTCTCCCTCCCCGTAGCCGAGATCGCGCAAGAGCGCGGATAGCATCACGACGACCGGACGCTTGATGTGCGGGGTCACGAAGCCGTGCTGTTCGCGAAGCCAGGCCGCCACGGTACTCTTGCCGGAGCCGCCGTAGCCCATCAGGCCGATCAGCATGCGGGCGCCTCCACGGTCATGAAGTAGACGGGCTTGCCGGCGGCCCGGAATGCGTCGATCTCGACGTTGACCCCGTAGGACTCCCGCCAGCCGTCCATCTGAACGACGATGATCCCGTGCGCGGCCCGCATCATGGGCTCGTCGAGTGGCATCCAGATCGTATGATCGAGTGGGTCGAGCCCGCCATGCACGGCGACCGGGTGCGAGTGCGCAATCGGCGAGAAACACGGCAGGCCGGCTTCGACGAGCCCGGCCGTGATGCGCGAGATTTCGCGGAACGCCGCCTCGACCCCGCTGGCGAATTTCGAGTACGGGCTCGCGATGTAGAAGAACGAAGGGCACTCGCGAAGGCTCGCGAGCGTGACAGGCTCTCCGGAGAGATTCGTGATCATGCGGCAAGATCCTGCATTGCGGAGAGACGTGGCGGCGGGATATTC